CGTACTTCGGACTGGACTGGGACGCCGAACTCCAGGCCAAGGTAGTCGGCGCGATCATGCTGCTCATCGGCGTGTGGGTCCGGGACAAGGTAACGGCGCCTGTCCCCGCCTCGGTGTCCCCGCCCGGTGTTCTCGTCGCCAAGACTCCCGCTCCGTAAGGGGAACCGATCATCCCGGCCGGGCATCCTCCATCACGAGAGTGCCCGGCCATGTACCACCTCCACGTCCGTACGGGACGGGCACTCCCTCGATCAAGGAGCACAGACCATTGACTGACTGGTTCGTCTTCACTCTCATGAGCTTGACCGTGTACCGCGCCACGCGCCTGGTCACGAAGGACACGTTTCCGCCGGTGCTGTGGATGCGGGACCGCCTCGCCGGGGGCTGGCGCCCCCTCACTCTGCCCGAGCTGGAGCGCTATGGCGCGGCCAACCAAGTCGACAAGCGGCGCCTGCGGGATCGCTGGAGCTACGACCCGGACGACGGCCTGCACCAGCGCTACGTCAAGCGCCGGGACGCATCGCCGTTCTGGCTCGCCGAACTGGTGAGCTGTCCGTGGTGCGCGTCCGGGTGGATCGCCGGAGCCCTCACGGCCGTCGTGGACCTCACGTACGGCGTTCCCGTTCCGGGGCTCACCGGTCCGGCCGTGTGGGCCGCCGGAGCCCTGCTCGCCTCTCAGGAGTGGTCGTGATGCCGGAATGGGCCGCAGTGACGGTCGGCGTGATCATCGGCGCCGGACTCGGGCTCGCCGGAGCGTATGTGGGCCTGGCCTGGTACTGGTACCGCAACCAGCCATGATCAGACGCTCTGCGGTTTAAGTAAGTCGACAGAAGGAAATAGACACCGTGTCCGCCCTTCCGTAGGGTGGGCAGCCGGACCAGTTGCGCAGGCGTCGGTTACTTCCACTGGTAATGGGGTGGTTGCGGGTTCGAGTCCCGCCGGAGTCCTCGGACTTCGTAGCTCAATGGCAGAGCACCTAATGTTCCGAGGCCGCTTTGATCTCTGGTCCCCCACAACTGAATGCAACTCCCGTTGCGAGGCACCCCGGTTACTTCGATTGAAGCCGAGATACACCGGACCGCCACTTCGATCTCGGGAGGACACAGACTTCGCGCCCGTTGCGAGGCAGACCGGTTCCTTCTCTCGCAAAGAATCCGACCGGACCGCAACTTCGATCTCGGGCGCACTGTCTCAGCCTCCCGGCCGACCACCGACCAGGAGGCTTTTCCATGGCCCGCTTCAACCCCCGCTCTCAGCCCCGTCCCCGCGTGACGGGTCCGGCCGAGACGACCGGCGAGAAGACCCGCACGTACGAGGGCGCGCCCGCTCACGTGCGCACCGCTCAGACGGACCTCGTGTTCCTCGCCCTGACCAACATGGTCGGCCAGGACACCTTCTACGAGTCGGCCGCCGACCGGGACGACCGCTTCCGTACCCTTGTGCGCACCGTGGCGGCTGACGATCCTGCGTGGGTCGGGTCTTTCATTCCGTGGCTGCGCGGGGAAGCACACATGCGCACGGCGGCCGTCGTCGCCGCAGCCGAAGCCGCACACGTCATGATCGGCGCCGGAGTTCCCGGGGCCCGGAAGATGATCGACGGAGCCCTTCGGCGTGCGGACGAACCGGGCGAGTTCCTGGGCTACTGGATGCAGGCCTACGGCCGCAGGCTGCCCATGGCCGTCAAGCGCGGCGTTGCCGACGCAGCCATCCGGCTGTACGACGAACGTTCCCTGCTCAAGTACGACACGGCGAGTCACGGCCTGCGCTTCGCGGACGTCATCGAACTGACACACCCGGGCGACGCCAAGGGCAGCGCACAGCATCTCAAGGGCCCGTGGCAGGGGGAGCTGTTCAAGCACGCCATCGACCGGCGCCACGGCCGGGGCGAGGCGATTCCGGAGAGTCTCGCCGTTCTGCGGGAAAACATGTCTCTGCGGTCCCGGGTACCGGGACAGCCGGACATCCTTCTTCAGCCGGAGACGCTGCGCAAGGCAGGCATGACCTGGGAGGACGCCAAGTCCCTCGCCGGTCAGTACGGCCTGGAGAGCCGGGCCGTCTGGGAGGCCATGATCCCCTCCATGGGGTACATGGCGTTGCTGCGCAACCTGCGCAACTTCGATCAGGCCGGAGTCTCGGACGCCGTGGCGGCCAAGGTGGCGCAGCGTCTTATGGACCGGGGCGAAGTCGAACGCTCGCGTCAGCTTCCGTTCCGGTTCCTCAGTGCGTACAAGGAGGTTCCCGGTACCCGTTGGCTGCATCCGCTGGAGGTCGCTGCCAATCTCGCTTCGGTCAACGTTCCGGCCGTCCGGGGCCGCTCCCTGGTGCTGGTGGACGTCTCCGGCTCCATGAACGCCACGGTCTCCGACAAGTCCAGGCTGAGCCGTATGGAGGTCGGCGCCCTGTTCGGGTCGGTCCTTTCCCTGCGGAGTGAGGACGTCACCCTGGTCGCCTTCGGTACGCGTCACGAGACCGTTCCCGTGCCCCGGGGCGGTAGTGCGCTGCGTCTGGCGGAGGCACTCAGCCGGGTCCAGCGCCGGGTCGGATGGGGTACGAACATCGCCTCTGCCCTCCGGACCACCTACGCCGGGCACGATCAGGTGTTCGTCTTCACGGACGAACAGGCGTGGGGCTCCGCCCGGAACGGATACATAGGCCAGACCATCGGTGACGACAACGTCACCACGGCCGTTCCGGCACACGTACCGCTGTTCAGCTTCAACCTCGGAGGCTACGCGCCGAGCATGCTCGACCTGAGCGTGCCGAACAGGTACGCCGTCGGCGGGTTCAGCGACAAGCTGTTCACGCTCGTCAACACGCTGCTCGCCGGAAGTGACGCGAAGTGGCCGTGGCAGGCGTAGCCTGACTGCGGGGCCTGCACGCCCCTAAGAGCCCCGGCGGGTCCCAGCCTGCCGGGGCTCTTCGCTGTCCGTGGTCGGTACAGTGGCCGCATGACCTGGCTGAAGATGGATGACTGACGCGTGGAATGGCGCCTGTTCGAGGGGGATACCCCCTACGTGTCGACCGCTGAGTTCCATGCAGATCGTGACCGGGCACGGCACCTGGAGGAAGAATGGAGCCAGCCCCGGCTCCGCAAGGCTCGGGAGTTCATCGCACAGGCCGTGGCGGAAGGCGCGTCCACGGCCAGTGACCTCGGATGCGGGGACGGCGGTTTGCTTTCCCTGATCCATGAAATCCCGGGGGTCCGGGCTTGGGGGTATGACTTCTCCCCGGCCAATGCCGAGGGTTGGCCGGAGCGCGGTGTCCGGGCGGAAGCGCTCGACGTGTTCGGCGCCGACCGGGACCGCGTCCGGCTCGGGCAGCTCACGGTGATGACTGAAGTACTGGAGCATCTTGCCGACCCGCATGGAGCGCTGGTCTGGGTCCGGAAGACCTCGGATCGGCTGGTGTGCTCCTCGCCCTGGAACGAGAACCCCCAAGTACACAGTCCCGAGCATGCATGGGCCTGGGATCTAGAAGGGTATGCGGCGATGGTCCGGGCAGCAGGGTGGACCATCGACCGGCACGAGCAGGCCAGCCTGTTCCAGGTGATCCTCGCGCATTGACCGAGAGGTCCGGCCCACGATCCCGACTACCATGACCCCGGGATCCCTGAGGTCATCGGAGGCAGATGTGGGCCTGCTCAGTTCCATTGCCCGGCCGGGGCAGAAGGCTCTTGCTGCGTCGGCCGCTCCGGTGCAGGCTGCGCCCCGGGGGCTGACAGCCGCAGCCGCAACGCCGAAGGGCCCCTCAGCCCAGTTCCTGCGCTACACGGACAAGTGGCAGAACGAAGTCTGGAGCTACTACGACAACCTTGGAGAGTTCAACTACGGGGTGTGGTGGCTGTCCAACATGCTCAGCCGGGTCCGCCTGCGGGCTGCCAAGCTCCAGCCCGACGTGGACGAGCCGGACATCGTCACCGACGGCCCGGCCGCCGACCTGATGATGCGTCTCGGAGGCGGCACCACAGGCCAGTCACAGCTCATGAAACGCCTCACCGTACAGCTTTCCATCCCGGGTGAGGGGTACCTCGTCGGTGAGGCGGACGGCAAGACGGAGCGGTGGCAGGTCCGGTCGGTCGACGAGATCCGTGTCCAGAACGGGACGTTCTACGTGATGGACGAGGACTCCGTCAACACCGGTCAGGACTGGCGCCCCATTGCCAAGGATTCCATGGTCACCCGGGTCTGGCGCCCTCACGATCGTTACCATCACCTCGCCGATTCCCCGGCGCGCAGCGCGCGGGAGATCATGCGGGAACTGGAGCTGGTCAACCGGAAGATCGTGGCGGAGTACCTCAGCCGCCTCGCCTCCGCAGGCGTGATCGGCATCCCCGACGATCTGACATTCCCCGTCCGCGAAGAGTTCCAGGACGAGCCCAACCCCCTCGTGCTGGAGCTGATCGAGATTGCCTCTCAGGCAATCGAGAAGCCGGGCACCGCCAGCTCGGTCATTCCGATCCCGATCGTGGGTCCGGCGGAGTCGATCAACGCGATTCAGCACATCGACTTCACGCTCAAGATCGATGAACGGATCATCGAGAAGAGGGACAGCGCGATCAAGCGCCTGGCCACGAAGCTGGACCTTCCGGCGGAGATCCTTCTGGGCATGGGCGACGTGAACCACTGGGGCGCCTGGCAGCTTGAAGAGGGCGCCCTCAAGACGCACATCGCCCCGGTCGCCGAACTGATCTGTGACAGCCTGACGCGCGGCTACCTCCAGCCCCGGCTCGAAGCCTCGGGAGAGGACCCGGCGGACTGGGTCGTCTGGTACGACATGAGCGAACTGGCCCTGCGGCCCGACCGCAGCACGAACGCCACCGAAGCCTACGACCGGCTTGAGCTGTCCGGTGCGGCGCTGCGGCGCGAGCTCGGATTCGACGAGGACGACAAGCCTACCGGCGAGGAACTGAAGGAGCAGGGCCTGAAGGTCATCATCAAGACACTGCCTTCCGGCGCGTCGGCCGCGCTGTCCGAGCTGACAGGCGAGAAGCTGAAGCCGATCGTCCCCGTCTCTCCGCAGGACCCCGGCACCGCCGAAGCCGTGCAGGACGGCAAGACTCCGCCCCCACAGGCGCCCGGACCCAAGGCTCCCTCCGGCGCGCCCCCGTCCGCACAAAAGGGTCCGGAGAACGGTCCTCCGGCCGAACCGCAGGGGGCCGGACCCTCAGCGGAGGAGGCCGCCCGAGCGCGGTCGGAGACCCTGCTCAAACAGGCCAGTACGCAGCACCTCCTGCGCTTCCAGGCAGCGTCCAGCCGGTGGGAGTTGCTGCACCCCCCGCTGTGCCACGATCACGAGTACTCGTGCCCGTTCACACACGCCGTCGCCCGCAATGCTCCGACCGCCGTTCCCGGAACCTCCGGCCTGTACTACAGTCACCTTGATCCATTCGGGAGGCTGGTGCTCGACGGTCCGGCGACGTACGCCGACACACACGGACTCATCTCGACGTCTCTCATCCCCTCGGGGGTGAACGGCCGTGGCTGAGGCTTTCCACCGGCGGGGCCACCACATTCAAGGAGCCCACGGCCGCCGCATCGCCCTGGCCGACGAAGGCACGCACCTCGACGGTGCGATGATCGCGCTGATGCCGACGGCCGCCGACGCCAAGCGGCTCGCATTCCCCGGCGGGGAGAAGGCCACCGATCTGCACTGCACCCTGTTCTTTCTCGGGGAGGACGGAGGCGCCTGGTCCGAGGAGGCCAAGGATGCCCTGACATCCGCCGTACGCAACCTGGTGATGGGCATGCCGCCGGTGAAGGCCAAGATCTTCGGAGTGGCGCACTGGAACGGAGACGGTGACAAGCCGTCCTGGGTGTGGTCGGTGGGGGACATGCCGAGCGACAACCCGGCGGACTCCACCCTCGGGGAAGCCAGGATGATCGCCGGAACCGCTCTGACCATGACCATGGATCTTCCGGAGATCCCTGAACAGCACTCTCCCTGGGTCGCGCACGTGTGCGCTGCCTACAGCGGAGACCTCACTGTGGTCCGGGCCCTGGAGAAACGACTCGGCCCGGTCACGTTCGACCGTATCCGTCTCAGCTTCGGCGACGACGACCGGGACGTCCCGCTCGAGGGCAAGGCCGTCAGCCTCACCGCGTCGGCCGCGCGCCGTGACCCCCTCGAGCACGAAGCGTTCACCGACTTCTCCACCCACGGCAAGCAGTGGGACGACGCCGTCGCCCTGGCTTCGGCGCGGCTGACCGGCGAGCTGGAAAAGTGGCGCTCACAGATCCGGGGGCAGATCGCAGCCGGAGCCGACACCCCCGAAGATCTCGACCTCCTCTCCGTCGACACGTCGGACGCGGCCGGAGTGCTCGCCGGAGTGATGTACACCCTCGCCCGGCAGGCGGGAGACTCCCTCTCCCGGGAGGCCAAGTGGCAAGGCGTGGACGTCGGGGACTGGAAGCTGCCGGACGACATGGAGCCCGACGCGGTCACGGCGGCCGTCGGCGGGCAGCGCCTGCTGCGTTCCGTCGCCAAGCTGAAGATCTCGGAGATCGCCGCTACCGTGGTCCAGGCTGCGAAACGCTCCGTTGCCTCCCTGCTCGCCCGTACAGGTTCTCCCGAGGCACTCGCGGACGCCGTGGACGAACGCCTCAAAGACGCACAGGACGCCGCTGTACGGGGTCCCGTGGGTACGGCCATGTCCACCGCACAGACGGCCGGGAGAGAGGCCGTTCTGCGTGCCGCTCCACCCGGCGAGTACTACGCGAGTGAGATCCTCGACCGCAACACGTGCGGTCCGTGCAAAGAAGTCGACGGCGAGCAGTTCGATTCCCTGGAGATCGCCGTCAAGGCGTACCCGGTCATGGGCTACAAGGACTGCGTCGGCCCCCGCTACGGCAACGCCTGCCGGGGAATGATCGTGGCTCGCTGGCGTCCGGCGCAAGAGTCCGTCACCGCAGCGGGGACCGAGGTTTTCCACGGCAGTCTGGGAGACCCGGGGTACCACGAGTTGCACCCCGGCAACCGGGGCAAGGGCAAGCGCAAGCTCCCCGAGCCCCGGGGCGGCATGATCGGCTCCCCCGACTTCACGGAGGATGAGCACACCGAGGCGCTGGAGTCGTACATCGACACCCCTGATGTAAATCTCTGGTTGCGCAAGGGCCGTGGCACCAAGGTCCGGGACGAGCAGGAGCTGAAGGCAGAAGCCCGGGTCCTCAACGACTTCATCGATATTCAGGAACCCCTGACGGAGCCGGTGACGGTCTACCGGGGCGGCAACAAGCTGCCGGATATGGACGTGGGTGACGAGTTCACAGACCGGGGGTTCGTCAGCACCTCGGAGGACGAGAGCGTGGCGCAGCTGTTCCAGATGGCGCCCATGATGAGAGGTCAGGGCATGGGCGACATGCTCAACATCACCATGCCTGCGGGTACGCATGTCCTGGAGGTCTACAAGGTCTACCCGCACGGCAGTGAGTCCGAATTCATCCTTCCGCCCGGCACTCGCTTCCGGGTCACCGGTGTGAACGACAACGGCTACGACGTCGAGGTGGTGCTGTGAGCGACAAGCCTTCTGCCAAGGGACACGGTGACCTGGACCGGTTCGTCTGGACGGGCGAGGACATCACGGTTCACCGCAAGTCGGGCCGCAAGGCCGACAAGAAGACTTCGGCTACCCTGCGCCCAGACGTTCCGGAAGATCGGGGACACCGGCATGACCACTGAAGCCCTCCGGAAGGGCAAACCCAGCAAGGGTACCGACAAGGACAAGCGGCTCAAGGAAAACGACTACGCCGACGGTCCCGAGCACTTCCACGGGGCGGTCGTCACCGCAGGGTGGGACGGATCGGCGAGCCGGTTCCAGGACGCCGAATACCAGAAGGCCTGCGCAGCGTGCGATCCGGGTGACGGCACGGTCAAGGCGCGCTGCTTCCTCCCCCACCACGAGCCGGGCGGAGGCCTGAACAAAGACGGCCTGCATGCCGCCGCACAGCGCATCAGCTCCCTGTCCGGTCACTCGCCCGAGGCAGTGGCCAGGGCCAAGGCGCATCTGCGCTCGCACTACCGCGCCATCGGCGAGGACGTGCCCGACGTACTCAAAGCATCGGCTCTGGAGATCGCCGCGTTCGGCGTGGAGAACGGGTACGAGGCGCTCACCTTCGTCCCGTTCGACTCCTGTGACGAAGGGATGCGGTTCGACCCCAAGCAGGGCAAGTGCGTCCCCATGGACGAAGGGGACGGCATGGACCACGCCGACGATAAGAAGCAGTCGCGGGTGTCGGCGGCCAGCGAGTCCACCGAGGAGGCTCCCTGGCGCGGGCCGCTCACCGTGGAGGGCATCGAGACGGGTGACGGACGGCAGTTCGACGCCGGATCCCTCACCTGGGCCGACCTTCCTCTCCCCCTGCGCTGGAACCGGGTCGACTCGCACGGCGGTGAGGCACGTACCGAAGCCGTCAACGTCGGCCGGATCGACAAGGTCTGGCGCGAGGACAACGGCCTGATCATGGGGGAGGGGGTGCTCGACCTCGCCGATGACGACGGCCGCAAGGTCTACGGCAAGATCAAGGGAAAGCACCTGCGGGGTGTGTCGGTCGACGTCGACTCCATCAAGGACGCCGACATGGAGCTGGTGTGGGCCGAACCGGACCCGGACGGAGAGGGCGAGCCCGACCCGTTCGCCCAGATGTTCGCATCCCCGGAGAAGGTGGTGTTCCACAAGGGCCGTATCCGGGCAGCGACGCTGGTGGACATCCCGGCATTCGCTGAGGCGTACATCGCGCTGCTCGACGGGGAGGGGGCCGTCGTCGCCGGAGGGGAGCGAGCAGGGCAGTACCGGCAGTTCGGCCGGACCAGCGTGCTCACCCGCAACGCCGTGGACGCTCCGGCCCGTCCGCCGGTGGACTGGTTCACCAATCCGGACCTCAGCGTCCCTACGCCGATCACCGTCCGGCCCGACGGCCGTGTCTACGGGCACGCCGCGCTCTGGGGTACCTGTCACATCGGACAGGCCGGAATGTGCGTCACTCCGCCTCACGAGGACAGCCATCCGTACTTCATGACCGGAGCCGTGGCGTGCGACGGTGACGACGTTCCGATGGTGTCGGTGGGTCAGATCACCGTCGGCACGGGGCATGCGGACATATCCCTCGGGTACCGCGCAGCCACCGATCACTACGACAACACGGGTGCGGCCGTGGCAGACGTCGCCGTCGGCAACGATGCCCACGGCATCTGGGTCGCCGGGTGCATCCGGGCCGCAGCCACGGACGATCAGGTGCACGAGTTGCGTGCTTCGGGCCAGGTGTCGGGCGACTGGCGCAACGTCGGTGGCAGCCTGCGGCTGGTGGGCCTGCTCGCGGTCAACGTGCCGGGTTTCCCCGTGCCGAAGCTGCGCACGAAGTACACCGGCGGACGACAGCTCGCCCTGCTCGCCTCGGGTATGCCCAACCTGCGGGATCAGCTCACCGAGGACGAACTGGACCAGCTCGCCTACCGTAGGATCATGAGTCGTCTGGGCGACCGCGTGCACGGGAAGGAGTGATCCGAATGTGCGGCTGCAACAAGCCTGCCCCGCCTCCGCCTCCGGCCCCGCCGGGCCCCGGCGGTGAGAACGGCAGCAACTGAACACCTGACCTGGGATTTATTCGATCCGGCTAAAAGAAACCCGTCTTTTGGCCGGATCGTCTGCGTCTGTTACGGTGCGCGCGTCAAGGATCATCCTGTCATCTCCCCAGGGGGTTGCAGTGCCGGAGCCGGTGGAGCCTTTCGAGGCGCCCGCTGATCTCACTCTCGTGGGAGACGCGGAACTTCAGGAGCTGGAAAGCAAGGCAGTGGCCGCATACGAAGCGGTCAACAGCAAGGCGGACATCACCCCGGACGACATTGCGTATGCCGGGCGTATCGCAGACGATCTCGACAAGGTCCGGGCGGAGCTGCGGGTCCGTGCCACTCGCCAGGACGAGGCCGAACGTCTCGCCAAGCAGGAGACCCAGCGCAAGATGGCGGCGCTCACGGAGCGCGTCAAGGGTCCCGGCGAGGGAGGCGATGGGGCTCAGGCGGCCGGAGCGCAGCGCGTCGACATGACTCCGGAGCTCATGGCGCAGGCCACCGCGCAGGGTGTCGCACTCGCCCTGTTCGGCGCCGACGAGACGAAGCTGGCCGAAGCGCGCAAGCGGGTGGCGTCCCTCCAGGAGACGGCCGCACGGGCGCCCAAGCCCCGGACCCCGGACCGGGTCCCGAACGCAGTCACCGCGTCGATCGACATTCCCGGCGTCGCACACGGCACGGAGATGCAGGATCTGCGCTCCCTGGCCGACGCGTTCCAGAAGAAGGCCAAGGCCATCCCCGTCACCCGTGACGGCAAGGGCGCGCCCTGGCACCAGGTGGCGTCGATCAAGAACACGTTCGACCACATCGTGGACGACCGCACTCCTCACGGCAAGGTCGAGGAACTGTGGAAGGACATGACCAAGCCGGACAACCAGAAGGCCCTGGTGGCCGGTGGTGGCTGGTGCGCACCGTCTCAGATCCTGTACGACTTCTTCAACATCGCCGAAGCCACGGACGGGATGATCGACCTCCCCACCGTCGGCGTCAGCCGGGGCGGTATCCGCTTCCCCGTCTCGCCCGCCATCGGCGACGTGTTCTTCCAGAACGCGGGCAGCTCTCCGGCCTCCGGTTTCGGTGGCTTCGCCTTCAGCATGAGCAACGCGACCGACCCGTGGCTCTGGTCCGAGTCGGACGACCAGCTCACCGTCACCGGTTCGGTCAACAAGCCGACGCTGCGTGTCCCGTGCCCGACCTTCAGTGAGGTCCGGCTGGAGTGCTACGGCATCTCCCTCACGGCGGGCAATCTGACGGACGACGCCTACCCCGAGTCCACGCAGAACTTCATCCGGCTGCTCCGGGCCGCGTACAGCCACGCGATTAACGCCCGGCTCATCAGCCTGATGGACACGGCGGCCGGTGGTGCGACGACCATCGGTGCGACCAACACCGACGCTCCCTCCACACGTCTGCTCAACGCCGTCGCGCTCGCAGCCATGGACTACCGGGCCAAGTTCGCCATGAGCACCCGGTCGGTCCTCGAAGTCGTCATGCCTTACTGGGTGAAGGAGGTCATCCGGGCAGACCTGGGGTGGAAGCCGGGTCTCAACGACACCACCCTCCTCACCATTGCGGACGCACAGATCGACGCGTTCTTCGCTGTTCGCAATGTCCGCGTTCAGTGGGTCAACGACTACCAGGTGCGCGGTGCGAACCAGCCGGGTTCCAGCTCCAACCTGACTGTCTGGCCCACCACGGTCAACTTCCTGGTCTACGCGGCCGGGACGTTCCTCCACGGCACCGGCCTTCAGTTGGACCTCGGAGTCATCAGGGACTCGGTGCTGAACGCGGAGAACGACTACACGGCCGTCTGGGCAGAGGAGTGCCACCTGATCGCTCAGGTCGGGCACAGCGCACGCAAGTACACGTGCGGCTTCAACGTCTCGGGTGGCGTGGGTGCGACCGGAACGCTGAAGGTCTGATCCGGTTCCCAGCCACATTCCACAACGAAAGGAGGGTGAGCCGTGGCGGGAATACGGCAGGTCATCGACGGTCCGGCGTTCACACCGCTGCCCAACTTTCTGTGGGATGCCGCTCAGCACCCTTCCCCGGCGGGCCTCGGTCCGCACTGGCAGAACGGTGTCACGTGGCAGGAGTACTGCGGTGGGGGCGGCACCGCGTACGACGAGTGCCTTGCCGTCACAGGCAGCGGCGGCACTCCGGCGGCGCAGGGCAGTTTCGCTGCCAACGTCACCCAGACCAACCGGGGAGCGACGGCCTTCACGGTGTTCGCGGAGTTCGACTGCTCCCCGGTCGGTCAGGGCCTGACGCAGGATGACCTGGAGGACCGGGCCGCCCAGGCGCTGGACAAGATGGAGTCCTATCAGGTCACCCGGGCGTTCTGGACGGGCACGGCCGGGTACACGGGCAGCCCGCCGGGCACCGCGCAGACGACCGTGTGGCCGCACCTCGCCTCAAGCTCCACCCTGAGCGACGCACAGGGCATCACGCTTCAGACAGCCGCGAGTCCGGTCCTCACCGGGGGCAGCGGTAACGACGACCCGGCCGTCATGCTGGGTCGTCTTGAGGCCTCCCTCGCGTCCTGCTACGGCGGTCAGGGGGTCATCCACATTCCCTACGCCGCGCTGCCCACCTTCACGTCCCGGATGCTGATCCTTCCGGACAGCCCCAACGGCCCTCTCCGCACTCTCGCCGGGAATCTGGTGGTGCCCGGACTGGGGTATACGGGCAGTTCCCCGGCCGGAGCCGCTCCGGCAGAGGGTACGACGTGGATCTACGCGACGGGAGCCGTCTTCGGCTTCCGGAGCGAAGTGTTCGCCCGGCAGTTCCCGGACACGTTCGACCGTGCGGAGAACACGGTGAAGTCCCTGGCCAGCCGGACGTACCTGTTCGGTTTCGAGTGCTGCCACCTGGCTGCGCTCATCACTCTCGGCGTACCCGTGTAAGGGGTGAACAGTGGTCTCTACAGTCGCGCAGTGTGCAACCCCGATCAAGGGGACGCATATGCGGGTCGTCGCACTGGACGCGTGTGGCAATCCGGTCACCGGCACCGGCTCCATGGTCGTGGTGACCAAGGGGTTCGTGCAGATCCAGTCGGAACCGCAGTACGAGGACGGAGAGGAGTTCTTCGAGCGCACGGCCGACGGAACCGTCTGCGTCAACCAGAAGGACGACCCGGTCCTCAAGAGGTTCCAGCTCACGATCGACTTCTGTGAAGTCAACACCACGATGTTCGCCTTCATGACGAGCGCGCGGGAGCTCACCTCCAATGCGGCCGGGGTCACGGGTCAGGGCTTCGTGTTCGGCGAGGGAACCCCGACCAACCGCTACTCCCTGGAGGTGTGGCAGAAGGTCGCCGGATCCGGCGCATGCGATGCCTCGGGCGCACAGCGGTACATCTACAACGCGTTCCCCAACGTAGGCGCGTCCAAGATCGGTAACTACACGATCGAGAACGGCCGCTCGACCTTCCAGGTCATCAGCGAAACCCGGGGCGCGAGTGCGACGGCCGTCACCGGCTGGCTGAACGGACCCGGTTCGGGTACGTCCTGGCTTCCGACGAACGAGAACGCGACGGCTACGGACCACTGGTTGTTCGACGTCACCACGACCGCGCCTCCCAGCCCGGCCTGCAACCCGACAACCCTCACGTGATCCTGAACGCACAGCAGCACTGGGTGTGCCCCAACTGTCCGGCGCAGGCCGTTACGGTTGGGGCCTCCAACCGTTTTCACAACTGTCTCGGCCTGCGGGGACTGCTCGCTCCGATGGTGCTCGAGGGAGTGCGCTGCACGGTCGTAGCGGAGGAACGACAGGACTACATCGGTTCGGAGGACGTCCGTCTCGACGCCGACGGACGGCCGGTCATGGCGGTGCGGACCGTACGGGACGACGGTGAGGATCTCGTCGTGTTCGCGCCGACGGCGCACGTAAGGCTGGTGAGCTGACATGGCGTGGACGGACAGCCGGGTCTTCCGGGAGTGGGTCAACGGGCCGATGTTCCAGGCATCCGGCACCGGCTACACCGGCCTGGACAGTGACACGGTCAAGGTGGCGCTGTTCAACAACTCCGTCACACCGAACAAGGACGCGGCCGTCGGTTCGACCGGCTTCAACACCGGGACCTGGCTCACGGCGAACGAGGTCACCGATGCGACGAACTGGGTCTCCGGTGGCAGGGCCCTGTCCGGTAAGACCTTCACCACTCCCGCTTCGGGAGTGTCCCGGTTCGACGCCTCGGACCTCTCCGGGGGCGGCACCCTCACCCTGACGAACGCCTTCGGCTGCCTCGTCTACGACGACACGATCACCGCCGGAACCGTGGCGGACCAGGGTGCGAGCTTCCACTACTTCGGCGGAGCACAGTCCGTGGTGTCCGGAACGTTCACCATCATCTGGAACGCCAACGGACTCATAGAGTTCGCGGTCTAGGGGGTCACAGTGCCCATTCCGGCAGGCGTGGAGACGGTCACCGTCTCGGACGGAGGGGTCCCCGTAACGGCCCCTGACGGAACCGTCCTTCAGGGCTACATCACGGTCACGGGTCCTTCTCCGGCCACGGTCGCAGAGGACGACTTCCTGTTCATGGGCTACGCCCGGCGGCCTGTGGTCAACGGCCGGTTCGACACCTTCACCCTCGTCGCCACGGACGCCACCGGCCTCGACCCCACCGGCTTCACCTATACGGTGGTGTTCACTCCGGAGCGCGGCGACGCGTGGACGCGGTACATCAGCCTGCCCAAGGCAGCGTCCGCCGTAAAGCTGGCCGACGTCATCGACCCGGACCCGGCATCTCCGACGTACACGCGCATTCTCCCGGCTACGACAGTGGTCACCGAGACGTCGTACGGACAGGCAGCCGCCGTCGGTACAGCAGGCACCTACGCTCGCGAAGACCACACCCACGGCACTCCGGCCGCCGGTTCCGGTGGGTCGTCCATCAAGACATCGTCGGTACGCATTACGAACGACAACCTGGCCGGACTCCCGTCGGCCGCCGGATGGACCATCGTGCAGACCTCCGGCGGAACGCAGCTCAAGGCTTCCATCGCTGCGGTAGCCGGAGACCGGATCAAGGTGTGCCCGTTGTTCATGCACTTGGGTACGGCGATGTTCCTGGACTGGGCACTGCTCAGCAGTGGAGGGTCCCCATCGATCTACTCCACCACCGGAACGTCCACTCCGCCCACTGAGGGCAGTCCGGTCATGTATCCGTCGAATTCGTTCCTGCGGGTGCAGGCGTCGGACATGTTCACCGTTGCCTCGGGACACATCAACGCCGGATCGGTCACGGTCGCGCTCCTGTATCAGGGCACCGCCGGAGCGGGCAATGTCGTCTACGCGCACCCGACGTATCCGTGGCGACTGAGGCTGGAGAACATCGGTCCGGAGCCTGCATAGCCATACGGGTACCACCCATTCAAGTTCGCATTCGCCCAGGTCAGATGGGGTGCGACGGAAAACATTGAGATCGCCGGTACGCTGCTGCCGTACATCCAACCGGCGGAGGCACTGTGACTGCGGACTTCGGGCCCTGCTCTGACTGGCCTGTCTACTGGACGTGCGACGTGTCGACGGCATCCCCCGTGCTGACCGGTTACGCCGTTTCGATGGCGACCCGTGTGTTGTGGGCTCTGTCGGGCCGCCGGTTCGGGACATGCACCGTCACCCTCCGGCCATGCCGCCGGGACTGCTACGACTCCTGGCCCTGGGGGTGGAGCGAGTGGGGCGGGTCGTCCACCCTTGATCGCTGGGTGTGGAGCGACTACCGGTTCTGGAGTCCGCTGGGGTGCGGAGGATCGAGTTGCTCGGGCGGCTGCTCCTGCACCGAGCTCAGTGAGACGGTCATCCCCGGTCCGGTGTCGTCCATCGTGTCGGTCAAGCTGGACGGTGCGGCGATGCCCACCGGCAGCTACCGGATGGACAACAACCGGCTCCTGGTCCGCACGGACGGCCAGCGCTGGCCGTTCTGTCAGGACATGTCCAAGGCGGACACCGAAGTCGGTACGTGGTCCGTCACCGCTGTTATCGGTGAGGACGTTCCCCAGGGTGCGGCACTGGCGATGGGGGAGATGGCCTGCGAGATCATCAAAGCAGGGCAGGGGCAGGACTGCCGACTGCCTCCGGGCGTGACCCAACTCGTCCGTCAAGGAGTGACGATTCAGTACCCGGACGTCGGACAGCTCCTCAAGGACGGCCGGACCGGCCTGTATCTCGTCGACCTCTTCCTGGCGTCGGAGAACCCTGACGGACTCAAACAGCGCGGACGCGTCTACTCGGTCGACCGGCCTCCGCACCGGAGGGCAGGAACGTGACGACACCCACTCTCACCGGCACGGACCGCTGGTACCAGATGGGCTCCGCGCTCGTGACCCAGACACGCGCGTCCCTCACGGCGTCCGTGGCCCGGTCGGGCATGGTCCCCGGGGATATCGCCTGGGACGACTGCAACTGCGACGGCCTGCTGGCGGTCACCGTTCCCCGCATCTATCGCAGCGAAGTCTTCCCTGAGGAGGCCGACGCACCCATCAGCACGCAGTGTCAGGCCCCGTACGAGGTAGCCGAGTACACGGTGTCCGTCATCCGGTGCGCCCCTCAGCCGGACGGACAGAACCTGGCCCCCGCCGTGGCTGACCTCGACGCTGCGGCCGGACTGCTGCTCCAGGACATGACCGAGGCGCTTGCCGGACTTCAGGCGTACCTGTGCGGGCTGGCCCGCGCAGATGTGATCGACTTCTTCACTGTTTCCCCGGCGGAGTCCGTCGGACCCGAAGGGGCGTGCGTCGGGTTCACGCTCCGGGTCCGGATCGGTCTGGCGACCTGAGATGCCTGCCGCGAAGATCCGTTGGATACCGGCTCCCGGTGCGCAGCAGCAGATCGAACGTGCCGCCATGGATCTCCTGGTCAAGAAGGCTCGAGCCGTACAGCGCGAAGCGCGGCGAGGCGCTCCCGGACGCATGGGCCGGAAGGTCAATGCGGTCATCGTCGGGACGCACGTCCGAGTGGAGTCGACCCATCCGGCGACCATGTACGTCATCAAAGGGACCAGGCCGCACATCATCCGTCCCCGGTACCGGCAGGTGCTCAAGTTCACCATGCGGGGCAGTACCGTCTTCGCCAAAGTGGTCCACCACCCGGGCACCAAGCCGAACGACTTCCTGACGAAGGCGCTGCGTACCGTGGCTGCGCGCCGTTAGCGAGGAGTGCGGGCCCGAACCGGACCTATCCTTTGCCCATGCCTGAGATCAAGGACTTCACCAAAAAGCGCAAGCCTCTCCAGTTCCGGATCGATGACGACGTGTTCAGCGCCGTTGCGACCATCCCGGCCAACGTGATGATCGAGTTTGCCGAATCCATGTCGACCGCCGACCCGGCCAAGATGAGCCCGGCGGAAATGGTCGAGGCGCTGCGCCGGGTCATCGAGATGGTCCTCCATCCGGACTCGCTGGCTCTCTTCCGCAAGCGGATGGGTGACCCGCAGAACCCGATCGACATGGAGCAACTCGACAACGTCGTGACCTGGTTGTTCGAGGAGTACGGCATGCGCCCTACCATCGAGCCGTCCAACTCCTTGGTTGGGGGCTCTCCCGTGGTACCTGGCACTATCTCGACGGTGAGTCTGCCGGACGGGGTGTCGATCTCCGCAGCCTCCCCGCAGACAGCTTCCTGAACTACCTGTACGCGAGGCGCCTGGAGGCGGAACCCGTGGGTGACAACGAGCAGCCCGGAGCCGCACAGCAGCGCGTCAATACGGAGTACGGGGTCGCGGAGTGGTGGACTCCGCTGGACCGCCGACGGCCCGAGCACTCCGGTCCCCGCGTCACCGAGGACGGCCTGAAGGTCCCGGCCTGGTGGACCGATGACGAACAGGAGAGCCAGCAGATGCTCGCCGCTCAGGGAGTGATGCTCGATGCCTAGCGGAATCCTGGTGGCGACGGGCTTCGTCCGGATCGACTCCGACACGTCTCCGGCGCTCAAGAGTCTCAAGGCCTTCGGAGCCATCGCCGGAACGTCACTCACTACGGCCATCGGTCCGGCAGCCGCCGCAGCCAGTACCGCAATCCTGTCCGTTGCGTCGGCTGCCTCGGTCGCCGGGGCAGCCGTCACGGCGTACGGCGTAGCCGTCAGCCAGCAGTTCTCCGCGATCAAAGAAGCCTCCACCCAGAACAAGTCGGCTACCGAGGCGGAGACCAAAGCCACCCTGGCCAAACGGGATGCACAACGACTCGCCAAGGAGATGGGGGTCAAGTACGGCCAGGAAATAAAGATCACCAAGGACATGACCGCCGACGCCCGTGCCAAGGCGGAGGAGTACAACCGAGCGTTGCACGCGTCCGAGACGGCAACCCGGGCAGCTCAGAAATCGCAGGCGCTGTACCAGGAGAAGCTGGCCGCCATGCCTCCGGCGACCCGGCAGACCGCGATGGCCCTGGAGACTTTGAAGACCCGGACCCAGCAGTGGTCCGATTCGCTCGCCGGGAACACGATGCCGGTCTTCACCCGGGGTATCCAGTTCCTGACCAGCCTGCTGCCCAAGCTGACCCCGATCGTCCGTAACGTCGCCTACCAGGTCGATCAGTTCGTCACGAGTCTTGGTGAGGGACAGGCGGGTGCGGTCTTCCGGCAGTTCGGAGCCAACGTCCAGAAGTTCTCGGGCGGTGCGCTGAAAGGATTTCTGGGCATCCTGCGCAACGTCATCGTGGGTGTCGGCGGAGTGCTGAACGCCTTCCTCCCCATGTCCGTCGGCGTGACCGGCGGCCTTGAGAAGATGACGGCCCGTTTCGCCACCTGGGGAGCGACGCTCTCCGGCAGCAAGGGCTTCGGTGCGTTCACTCAGCTCGCCCAGGAAGCCGGACCCAAGCTGATCGAATTTCTCAAGGTGGCCGCCGACGCGTTCCTCAAGATAGCTTCGGCCGCCGGACCCATGTCCGGTGTCGGACTCACCCTGGTCACGGTCTTCACCAAGCTGATCGACGCGATTCCCACGCCCGTGCTCCGGCTGCTGGTTCCGGCGATCCTCGCGGTCAACACGGCCATGAAGCTGTACGCGATTTACACATCTGCCGCGTCGGCAGCCACCTGGCTGTTCACCACGTCGGTCACCACATCGACGGGCGTGGTCTATACATCTCGCGCGGTGCTGATCGTTCACCGGATCGCCCTGATTGCGACGGCCGCCGCGAGTTACATCGCCGCAGCCGCGACGACCGCTTTCAGTCTTGCGATGCGTATCGCCCGTGGCGTCATGCTGGCCTTCCGGTACGCGCTGGTGGCAGTCCGTCTCGCTGTTGTTCTGACGACGACGGCATTCCGTCTGCTGTCCTTCGCTCTGATCTCCAGTCCTATCGGACTCATCATTCTCGCCCTGGTCGCACTGGGTGTGGCGTTCTATCTGCTGTGGAAGAAAAGCGAGACGTTCCGCAACATCGTCAAGGGTGCACTGGGGGCCGTGCGCGACGCAGCCGTGGTCGTTGGACAGTGGTTCGCGGGGCCGTTCGTCAACTTCTTCAAAGCCACGTGGAACATCATCTACAAGGTGTTCATCTTCCCGTGGGTACAGTTCTTCACGGTGTGGATGCCTGCGGCGGCGCGACTTCTGTGGAGAGGCACGGTCGCGGCGTTCAACGCACTGGCCACCGGAGCCAAGGCCGTCTGGGACTTCATCTACAAATGGATCATCGCGCCGTGGATCCGGATCTTCACGCAGTCGATTCCCGGTGCGGCCCGCTACCTGTGGCGCGCCGTTGTCGGACAGTTCAACGCGCTGCGCGACGGCCTGATGGCCGCGTACGGCTTCCTGCGGGACAGGGTCTTCAACCCGATCAACACCCTGTTCACCAAGAGCATCCCGGGCTGGGCGCGCACCATGCGCAACAGCGTGACGGGGTTCTTCCGTGACATGCGCGACGGCATCGGAATCATCTGGGCCGGTATCCAGAACAAGACGAAAGGCCCCGTCAACTGGGTGATCGACCATGTCTGGAACCGGGGAATCCAGGACATCTGGGGCAGGATCACCGGATGGATCGGGATCAAGAACGGCCTGAAGGACATCAAGTTGCTGGAGGCCGGAGGTCCGATCGGCAACCGGCCCGTCGGCATGTTCAACAAACCGACGGCCATCGTCGGTGAGGGCAACTCCATGTACCCGGAGTTCGTCATCCCGACGGACCCGAAGTACCGGGGCCGCGCCAACGCACTGTGGCAGGCGGCCGGATACCACCTGATGGAGGACGGCGGCATCCTCGGAACGATCGGCGGCGCCCTGAAGAAAGCGGGTGGGTCGGTCCTCGGAACGATCAAGGGTGCCGCCGACTTCCTGACCGACCCCTTCGGCAAGGCCAAGAGCCTGCTTCTGGGATCCCTGAAGGGGGCCTCAGCGCTCGGAAACAGTCCCTGGGTACAGATGATTACCCGGCTCCCCCGGATAGCCGTGGACGGGCTCCTGAAGGCGGTCAAGGACAACGTCGGGGACATGCTCGGGGCGGTCGGACTGGGGAACACACCGGGCTCGGGCGTACAGCGCTGGGCAGGGGTCGTGCAGATGGCCCTGCGGATGTTCGGCCAGCCCGCTGCCCTGACGGACCTCACCCTGCGCCGGATGAACCAGGAGTCCGGCGGCAACCCCAACATCGTCAACCGGTGGGACAGCAACTGGAAGGCCGGACATCCTTCGGTCGGCCTGATGCAAGTGATCGGTCCGACGTTCCGCTCTTACGCGGGCCGCTACCGCAACACGGGGCCGTTTCTGTACGGAGTGTCCGTGAACCCGCTGGCCAACGTGTACGCCTCCATGGCCTACGCTCTCGGCCGGTACGGATCTCTCACGTCGGCCTACGGCCGCAAGGGCGGTTACCGCAACGGCACCACATCGGCCGCCGGAGGCGTGCACCTCTTCGGCGAGGCGGGACCGGAGCTCGGCTTCAGTCCGGCAGGATGGCGCATCCTCAACGCCCGGCGCACCGCCGGACTGGGGGGCGGACTGGTGATCGAAAAGCTGGTCCTGGAGAACCACTCCGTGATCGGCTCGCAGGCCGAACTGGAGAACTGGCTGGTTGATTCCCTGACCAAGCTGAAGCGGAAGGGGCGTGACATCTGATGGCCATCGCCCTGCGCGCCGTCGGAACCCGGCTCAAAGCGGACGTGACCGTCTCGGGTTCCCCGCAGTCCGTGAGCCTCCCGGCCGGACACGTCGCCAACGACTTGCTGATCATGTTCGTGCTGACGGATGCGAACTCCAACGTCACCACCGATCCATCCGGCTGGACCCTGCTCGGGTACATCACCAATGGCACCTCGATCTCCACGCCCTACACCCCCCGGTGCCGACTGAAGATCCTTTACCGGATCGACAACGGCTCTCTGGGATCGAGTGTGTCCCTGCCGTTCGACACGAGTGCCTGGCCGACGGGGGATGCATCGGTCCTCGCGTTCGTCGTCGCCTACTCGGGATGCGACACCTCCGGCCCGATCGAGCGGTTCGACTTCACCACGACGACCGCGACCACGCAGGCGCAGGCCCACCCACAGATCACCACGTCCGTCGCCAACGACTGGCTGCTGACCTATCGCGCCTGCTCCACGGACACTCCCGTCGCCACGTACACGAACTCCGTCGGCACGGACGCGGAACGCGTGGACGACTCGGACTCCATTCAGGAACTGTCCTGCGCGCTGTACGACAGCAACGCAGCCCTGACCGCCGGACTCCAGACCCAGCGCACCACGACCGCGAGCCGGGCCGCGACGTACGGCTCCCTGATGGTCTCCATTGCCATCAAGCCTGCGGCCGTCGCCGGGTCCACGTTTGCTTCTCCGACACAAGCGACCGTCACCGGAACGGCCTACAACGCCACCGTCCAGGCCAGCAACGGCAGTTGGGACCTGTGTGGCAGCACACCGGATTACCGGTTCGCAATCGACTGGGGCGGACAGGGGGTGTCGCTGAACGGCCTGGTGCTCAACTTGAACCCTTACGTCCGTACCGACCTGAGTGACTGGACCGCCACCAGTGCGTCCATGGCACGGGTGCTGGGGATCATCTCCTCCGAGACACCCGTGCTCCAGCTCACTTCCACGGCCGGAGCCTCGCCGCGCATCGAGTCGAACCAGCGTCCCGTCGTCGCCGGACAGTCCTACCGGGCGTACGGATGGCTGTATGTGCCGTCCGCCGTACCGACCACCTCCGAGCTCAATATCAACTGGTTCGACGGCGCGCACGCCTATCTCTCCACGAGCGCCAATGCCGTCACGATTCCGGCCGGGCAATGGACCCTGTTCGATCAGACCTTTACCGCCCCGGCGTCCGCCGCGTACGGCGACGTAGTGATGTCTCTCGGCGGTACCCCCGGCGCCGGGTACGTAATGTACGGCTACGGTCTGATGCTGATCGACCCGGCGCCATCAGGAGCGATTCTCGTACCCGGACCCGGCGACGACGTCACCGATGACATCATCAGCGAGACGACGATCACCTACGGCCGGGACCAGGACCGGCAGCTCTCCCCGGCGGCCGTCGGGTCGGCCGGATTCGCCCTGAACAACTCGTCCCGCAGGTACAGCCCAGAGAACACCTCGGGTCCCCTCTACGGCACTCTCGACCCGGCCCGGCCCGCCGGAGGACAGGTCACCTGGGGCGGTAACGTCTACCAGCTCTTCCGGGGCAGGGTGGACGACTACAACATCAAGGCCGACCGGGGCGACCGGACCGTGGACTTCACCTTCCTGGACGGGCTGAGCCTGCTTCAGGGGGTCAAGCTGTCCACGGCCGTGTATCAGTCCCTGCGGACCGGGGACGTCGTCAATACGATCCTCGACCTGATCGGATGGACCGGCAACCGGGACATCGACGACGGCGCGACCGTGGTCAAATTCTGGTGGGCCGAAGGGACGGACGCTCTGTCCGCCGTGCAGGAGATCGTCAAAAGCGAGGGGCCCCCCTCGGTCGCCTACGTGGCGCCGGACGGTACGTTCGTCTTCCGCGACCGGCATCACCGGCTGCTGCGGGGACAGTCCATCAGCAGTCAGGCGACCTACACCGCATCCGCCCTTGGAGACTGTGCCGTCTCCCCGGCGGTGACCGGCTTCAACTTCACCAAGCCCTTCACCTACAGCCACGGGTGGCGGGACATCATCAACTCCGTCAGCTTCGATGTGACCGAGCGCGCCGTCGACTCGGACGTGACGGCCGTCTGGCAGAGCCAGGACACCTACACCCTCGCCATTGGCGAGTCCCTGGACATCAATGTCAGTGGATCGGATCCATTCGTCAACGCAATCGTTCCCGTGTCGGGAACGGACTTCATCACGTCCGGTGCGGGGGTCGTCTCGGCCGCCCTCGACAGGACGTCCGGCGCGAGCGTGAAGATCACCCTGCTCGCCATCGGAGGCTCCGTGACCGTCTCGGGTCTTCAACTGCGGGCGCAGGCCGTGCCTGCTCTCCGCACGGTCAAGGTGACCCGGGTCGACGCCGGTTCCATCGCCTCGCACGGGGAACGCACCTACCCCGATCCGGCACCGTGGGCCAACGTCAACGATGCCGGAGCCATCGCGAACATGATCCTGCTGCACTACGCGCAGCGCCGTCCGACCGTACAGCTCCGCATCGTCACCTCCGACCCGGCGCACTTCGTACAGGTTCTCCAGCGGACGGTCAGTGACCGCATCCACATCGTCAACGGGGAGATGGGCCTGGACGACGATTTCTTCGTCGAACGTGTGACGCACACAATCACCCGCCGGAACATGACCGGCCGTCCGCCGGTCCATTCCGTGGTCCTGGGGTGTGAGAAGAACCTCGACACCCAGGCCAACCCCTTCAGGTTCGACGTCCGGGGGGCCGGATTCGATCAGGGCGTATTCGACCCCATCGTGGCGGACAACGCGTCGACCGTGTTCATCTTCGATCACCCCACCCAGGGCATGTTCGATACCGGCCTGTTCGGTACGTGAGGAGAGACATGACCTTCCAGGTCCCCGACGAAGCGGTCCCCCGCGCACGTGCGTACGTGTACGGAGGGGAGTGGGTGGCGGACTGCCCCCGACCCGGCCTTGAGCCCGACCGGCCGGGCTGCGGAAACGTGGAGTACCTCTACCAGGCCAGCCGCATGAACGGTCCCCGCGACGTGGAGAAGCCCTTCTTCCACTGCTCGCACTGCGGCATGCAGGCGAAGATCGTATGGCCTCGCAGGCGGACGGAGATCCTCGCGGTGCTGATGGTCCGGCCTGTCCCGGCCAACCGCAACTGGTACCCGGCCGACCATCCGGTGGCGGTGCGGTTCCGCCTGCCGCACGGACAGTCCCTCCAAGACCTGATGGACGAGAACGACGAACACGGCATCAGCAACGAACCCCTGAAGGGGCTGGTGTAAATGGCCTGGACCGCCCCCATGACCGCCATCTCCGGAGCGACGTTTACGGCGGCGCAGTTCAATCAGTTCGTCCGGGACAACCTGAACGAGACAGCCCCCGCCAAGGCGACGGCCGCCGCACAGTTCTTCGTGTCCACGGCCGCCAACGCCATCGCTGCCCGGCAGATGTCCAACCAGGTGGTGACAACGTCGGAGTCCACCAGTTCGACGTCGTACACGGACCTGACCACAGTCGGTCCGACCGTCACCGCCACCACCAGCACGCTGGCCATGGTGCTCTTCGCGTCCCGTATCCAGAACTCCCTGACCAACGGCGCGGCCGAAGTCTCGGTCGCGGTGTCGGGCGCGTCCTCCGTGGCCGCGAGTGCCAACTGGGCGATCAAGATGGACGGCATCGCCAGCGCCAACAACCTCCGTATGGGCATGGCGCACGTGTTCACCGGCCTGACCGCCGGGTCCAACACATTCACCATGAAGTATCTCGTCGGGTCGGGCACCGGTACCTTCGCGGCCCGTGAGCTGATCGTCCTTCCCTTCTAGGAGAGTTGCCGTGGCCTGGACCGCACCCATGACCGCCGTGGCGGGATCCGTCTTCACGGCGGCACAGTTCAACACGTTCATCCGGGACAACCTGAACGAGTGTCCGGCGGCCAAGGCCACCACCCCCGGCAGCATCTTCGCGACGACGGCCACCAATCAGATCGCCGAACGCATCCCGCAGACAGCCACCGTCGCCACCAGTCAGACCACCACCAGCGCCACCTACACGGACCTGGCCACGACGGGTCCGGCCGTCACCGTGACGACGGGATCCACGGCTCTGGTGTCCCTGTACAACGCCAACCTGAACTCATCCGCCACCGTGAGTTCCCTGATGTCCTACGACGTCACCGGAGCGTCCTCCGTGGCCGCCTCGGATGCGACCGCCATCGGCAACGCCACCGCCAACGGCACCCGCGAGACGGGGACGTTCCTCCAGACCGGTCTGACATCGGGAAGCAATACGTTCACCTGCCGGTACCGTGTGGGATCGGGTACCGGGACGTTCGTCGACCGGAAGATCATAGTTGTGCCGTTCTAGCCCCCAGGGGCGCGAGGGAGGGGGCCCGTGGACTACAACTCGTTTCTCACTCCCACACTGGGGGCCGGAAGCATCGTCGTCCTCGCGGTGGTGATGCTGCTGCGGGGTGACATCGTCCCGCGCAAACAGGTGGACACTGTCCTTGCGGCGAAGGACGAACAGATCACGCTTTACCGTGGTCTGTACGAGGGCTCCATGGCTCTGCACCGCCACAAGGACGAACAGATCTCCGCTCTCATGCTGACCGCACAGACGACCCGTCGAGTACTGGAGGCCATTCCAGAAGCTGCGGGGCTTCCCGAAGGGAGCAGCCGTGAAGTGGCGCCGGAAGCTGATTGACCCGGACGATGTCCGCCGCGCGACCCGCGAGGCGCGCAAAGCTGCGGAACGCCTGGGAGCTGAGCGGCGGAAGGTTCAGAAAGCCGATCCTGTCATCATGGGTGAAGTGCAGGCACACAAGAAACTCCTGCGTGAGAACAACTTCGCCCGGCGCATCCATCGAGCGTTGGGGGGTGCGGAAGGGTGACCATGGGGGAGACGATCAACTTTTACGGGAGCCTGGCTGCTCTGGTGGGGTGCCTGCTGTTCATCGCGGTGTACACGGTTATGCCTTTCCTCACCCGTCGGCAGGGATGGTGGCGCAGCCGGATCGGCCGCCTGCTCGTCACGAAGGCGGCCTCGCTGTCCGTACTGATGCTGATCGTGATCGTGTACTACGTGACCGGCGCGAACCAGGAATGGATCCGGGCGGTGCGCGGCGTCTTCGCGGCGGTTATCGGAGCCATGATGATGTATCAGGGATGGCTCGTATTCCGCACCATGCGGTCGGACGGAAGGGATGACGGATGAGCTGGTGCCCCTTTGCGGTGAAGATGGAACTTCAGCCGGAGTCCGACTCGCAGGCTGCCATCACTCCCACGCAGTTCATATTCCACAGCATCGCCGCGCCGTGGACCATCGAAAGGATCTACGAGTACTGGCGGGACAGTACGAATCTGGAGAGTCACTTCGGCGTCGAGTACAGCGGCCGGATCGGTCAGTTCATCGGAACCGACACCCGGGCCGACGCCAACTACCAGGCCAACAACCGGGCCATCAGCGTCGAGACGGCGTCCAACCTCAAGCACACCGACCCCTGGACCGACGCTCAGATCAACTCCCTGGTTCGGCTCGCCGACTGGGCTGCGACTCACCACGGCATTCCCCGGCGCAAGTGCCGTAGCTGGACCGACCCCGGCTTCGGCTACCACCGCCTGTACCCCGAATGGTCGACCGGCGGCACGGAATGCCCCGGAGACGCGCGGGTCGAGCAGTTCAACAAGATCATCATTCCGCGTCTGATCGCGGGAGACGTCCCCGAGGAGGACGACGTGCCCCTGACCGCAGAAGAGATCCAGAAGGTGGCCGACGCGGCTGCCTCCGCCGTGTGGAACTTCAAGCTGGCGTCGCCCACGGCCCCGCAGGGGGTCGACCCGTACCGCAGCGCCGGAACCTTCCTGCGGTGGGACGACAAGCGTCAGGCGGACCTTCTGGAGCGCCTCGCAGTCGTCACCGCCCAGGCCAAGGCCAACGGGGAGATGCTCTCCGCCGTCCGGCAGGCGCTGGACACACTCGACCTGACTCAGGTCTCACAAGCCGTGGCCGACAAGCTGACGGCACTGCGCTTCAAGCTGATGGAGGGCTGAGGAATGAGTGCGTCCGCACAGATACGGGACCTGGTGGAGAACGCGGTGTCCGCGCTCACCGGCGAGTACGAGGAGCGCATCAAGGCGCTTGAGGCGCGGGTGAGCGCGCTGGAGTCCTCCGCACCGAAGAGCACTCCCGCGACCCGCAAGACGGCGGCCGTCAAAGCTCACGCCGGTACGGCCGAAGCAAAGGGCACCGCCGGTACAGCGGAAACCCGGACTCAGGGACGCTGAGCACGGCGGCCGAACAACGCTCAAGGAGAACGGACAATTGAAGATCAAGGTGTACCCGGCGGACACGGCCGGGTGCGGTCACTTCCGGCTTATCTGGCAAGTGCATGAGCTGCTGAAGTCCGGCGCGCCGGGCGTGGAGATCACGATGCGTCCGCCGCAGGACCGGGACATAAAAATGCAGATCGACGGGGAACGGGTGGTCGACGTTCTCGATATCGAGCCCGGGGCGGTCTACGTGTTTCAGCGGCTCACGCACCGGTGGATGGCTCAGGCCGTGCCCATCATCCGGTCCAAGGGCGCGGCCGTCGTGATCGACGTGGACGACGACTTGGGGTCCATCCACCCACGCAACCCCGCGTATGAGGCCTATCACCCCCGCAGTGACGGAGCCCTGGACCCCAAGACGCGGGAGCCCAACCGGCATTCGTGGGCCAACCTCCAGCAGGCCTGCCGGGATGCAACCCTGGTCACCGTCTCGACTCCCGCCCTTCTCCAGCGGTACGCCGCGCACGGACGGGGGCACGTGCTGTTCAACTACCTGCCGGATCACTACTACGGCGTTCCCCACGAAGACTCCGCCGTTGTGGGCTGGCCCGCGTCTTTGCACTCCCACCCGGACGACCCGTCGGCCGTAGGCGGGGCCGTCGCGAGGCTGTGCGCCGCAGGGACGGCCTTTCGGGTGACGAGTGACCCGACGGGTGTCGGAGACGCTTTCGGGCTCCCTCAGGACCCTCCAGGACTTCTCCGTCCAGTGGAGATCGACGAATGGCCGACGGCCGTAGCGGAGCTGGGTGTGGGTATCGCGCCCCTCGCGGACACCCGCTTCAACGCGTGCAAGTCGTGGCTCAAGCCCTTGGAGATGTCCGCACTGGGGGTGCCGTGGGTCGCCTCGCCCCGTGTGGAGTACGAGCGTCTGCACCGCCGGGGCTGCGGAGAGCTGGCCGACACGCCGCGCCGGTGGCACAGGGCCCTGGAACGTCTCGTGTCGTCTCCCGGCCTCCGAGCCGAACGCGCGGAGGCCGGAAGAACCGTGGCCGCAGAACTCCGGCTGCGTGACCACTCGTGGCGCTGGATTGAGGCATGGAGCCGGGCCAGCGATCTACAGAAGGGTCAGACGGCCGAAAGGGTGCACGCCTGAATGATGGCCTGCACCCGGGCCTGGGATTCACAGATGTCCCGGGCCATGGCCGACTTTGTCTCGGGGCGGTAGCTCCCGGTTTCCATGTTCTGTCGCAGGCTCTCGAGGTCTCCCTGAAGTCGGAGAGCCTTGGTCAGTAGTTCGTCGTTCACGGTCATCCGGCTGCCTCCTCGGGCAGGCGGGGGCGGGAGACTCCAGTCCAGGACATACCGCAGTGCTGGCAGATCTCCTGTCCCTCTTCGGTGGGGACAACGGCCTTGCTCTTGCAGTCGGGACACCGGACACGATTGCGGGGATAGGAGAGCCTGCGCCTTTCGGCGGTATCGGTCCCTCCCCAGTAGCCGGACATCCGGTACAGCAACGCATAGGCCAGACACTCGATCCGGACGGGGCAGAGGTTGCACCACTGCCCCCGGACGTACTCCAGTTCGTTGCACGTCTCCGCCTCGGGAGTGAAGTTGAACTGCGCGCCACTGCACCGCGCGTTGTCCTGCCAGACCACTTCAGCGGCGGAGAAGTTGAATACGAGCAACCTCCTACCTCCCACGGGATCGCGCCATTTCTGTTAAGCGTCCACCCTGAGGTACGTAAAGTCACTACGCAGAAAGAACGGGTGTCCGTCCCGATTTGGGAACGGACACCCGTTTCGTGAACACCGGTTCATGGATGGGCCTTATGCCCGGTCCAGTCGCCGGGAAGACCCCCGGACTGTGCGCCGTCGCGGGGGGAGTCGTCCAGCGTCCGGCGCGCTTCCCGGCGAACTGGTGCACCGACGATTTCGCCCGGCCGAACGCCGTCGATTCCGCCGGACCGGGCCCGGATGGTCCGGCCGTAGACCTCCGCGTTGCCGGGGACGCGGACGGTCTCCCGGTTCCGGCCAGGCCACCGTCGGTAGTTGCCCTGCCGACGCAGCTCATCCGCCCATGCTTCCAGACAGGCGTACTGGTGCTGACCCGTGGTCGGCGAATAGCCGACGTCCGGCACGGCGTACGTGAACGGGGATGTTCCGTGCTGGACCTCCAGCACCCATGCGATGGGCGTGCCGTGGCTGTAGACCACGTACACGGCCGCTCGAGCCGAAGCATGGTACCGGCGGGGCAGGTGGCCAACCGATATCGCCGGGCCGGAGTGGCCCGACCAGGTCCGTGTTCCGTCCGGCAGCTTGCCGACGGACAGGAAGGGCAGCAGGGCGTGAATGCGGCCGGGGATCTCCGAGTTGCGGAACACGGTCCTCATACGTCGACACCTCCCTGACGCAGCACACGCCGGGTCTCCTCCAGCTCGGCTTCGTCGACTTCCCGGCCCTGCGCTGCCTTCCGGCGGATTGCGACGATGAGCCGCTTTTCGTTCTCGATGATTTTCTTCAGCACCTCGATGTGCTCGAACAGGGCGACGGCGGCCGGGTGGTCGCCGTCCATCGGCTCGGGGTTGTCGGCCAGCTCCCGATGCCGGTCCAGATGAGCGGCGTACGCCTTGTCCCAGCCGGTCCACTCCGACCGGCGTGCGTACGTCGATGGGTGGGGGAACAGGTGCTCCCCCTTGGAGCCGTGGAAGTTGCGGCGCGATTCGACCTTGCGCTCTCCGGGGATCTCGCTCATCAGAACGTCCTCCCCCCGCACCACTCCGACACGGCGCATTCCAGGATCTTCTGGACCGGGACATCGGGTTCCTCGGTCCGGTCCTCCCACATATCGTCCAGCCAGGACGCGAAGTTCCTGCCCGAGACGTCCGGAAGCTGGCCCCGGGTCGGCTCTTTGCCGGTGGCCCACTCGGCGATCAGCAACTCCAGGTCCCAGTAGACGGACGGGTCGTCCAGCACCTCTCCGTAGGACATTGCTAGGAACGCCTTCAGCGTCGGCCGCTTCACAGCTGCCCCGCCCCTTCGTCCCGGACCCGCTGGTCGTCCCGTGTGTGTCGGCCCATGGCCATGATGATCTCCCCTTGGTTTCGGTGGCCGGGGTTAGCGCCACCTTCCGTGTGCGGAGGCCGGGCCCCGTCGAGGCCCGGCCGTGGTGCGATTGATCAGACGCGCACGCTCTCGATGAGCGCGGTGAACGCGGCCGGGGACACAGACATGACCGGCCGCGCGGGCGAGTCGTCGACCTTGCTGTCCGTGACACCGACGGCCGTAGCCTCGGTGGAACGGACCTCGACACACGCGCCGGTACCGGTGCTGTAACTGGACTTCGTCCACGACGTGTGTGCACCGAGCTGAATCATCCGACACTCCTTCGTCTCGTGATCCGGCCGGGACCGGGTGACCCCGGCCGGTCGTACGCCCCTTTAACGGGACGCCCGTTCATCCTCCGGGCGCAGAGGGGGCCGTTACGTGGCCCGGTCGGCGACGACTTCTCCTTGACCCCCGTGCCCCACTGGCTGTGGCGGGGGAGGCTGTCTCGCGTCGCTGAACGGTCTGCCTTGCGCTCCCTCGGCTGGGTTCGAACCAGCGTCTACGCCCCTAGGTCACGCAGGGGCAGCTCTGCCAACTGAGCTACGAGGGACGGAGCGCCGGGCCCGGCGGGGGGTTGCCGGGCCCGGCTGACCGGAGGGTACGTGGGGGCGTATCCCCTCCGGTCGTCTCGGGTGTTATCCGAGGAGCATCGCCGTGGCGCGCTCCTCCATCTTGAACGCCGTGTCGGCGTCCAGGTCGGCCGACTGTGCGGCGGCCGTCACTGCGTGCATGATGCCACCCCGGCTGAGGTCCGCGCCCTTGATGAAGTGCGTCAGCACGTCGTCGTACAGGGCGGGGATCTCCAGCTTCCGGGTGACCTCCTTGATCGCGGCCTCCGGCTTGGCGACCGGCTCCCCGGCCTTCTCCTCCAGCTTGCGGACCACACTGTGGAGGTAGTCCTCGGTCAGGAAGGTCCGGACCGTGTCCTCCGCCATGCGGGTGATCAGCTCGCGGTTGGCGCGGTGGGTCGCGTCGCTGTAGGTCACCAGGCCGTCGTCCAGCCGGGCTCCGAGGTGCCGCTGGACCAGCGCACCGACGTCCTTCTTGATCGTCATGCCGTTCGTGCAGACTTCGGCGACGATGCGCGGGTACAGGAAGAACGTCCCGTCACCGACCTCCGAGTTGCCGAGCACGAACCCCGCGTGCACGATCGGGTTGTCCGCACCACGGTTGCCGGTGAAGGGCGAGACGTAGTCCTTCAGCAGCGTGGCGGCCTGCGCCCGGACCTCCGGGACCTCGACCGTGACGTACATGCGCCGGGCGGTCAGGTCGCACTGGGTGACGTTCTCAGCGCCGAGCCCTGCGGCCCGCATGCCCTGCATCGCGGCCCGCAGCGTGTCGACGTGGTCGATGATCTTGTACGCGTTGCTGAGCAGCGCGCGGGCCGTTCCGGTCTGACCGCCGTCGGCGTCCTTGAACGCACGGAGAAGGACCGACTTCGTCTGCGGCTCGCGCATCCACTCGTCCTCGCCGGTGCGCTTGCCGTGGATCAGTGCGTTCAGCGTGCCGTCGAGGATGTCCGTCCAGCCCTCGGCCCGCAGCTTGCGGATGAAGCTGGCGGTCACCGGACCCCCGAGCCGGTCCGCGAAGCCCTGGTCGAACACCTCGTTGGGGGCGAACACCTGGACCGGGCTCTTGACGCCGTCCGCCGTCAGCTCAGGCTCCAGGTCGGAGCGCAGCACCCGCAGGTTGCCGTCCTTGAAGCACAGGTTGGTCGCCGGGAGGATCACGTCGACCTTGCGCTCCTGCTGCTCGTCCAGCGTGGCGAGGAGGGTCTCGAAGTCCGTCTTGCGGAGGGTGTCGGTCATGGTGTTCTCGCTTCCTTGGTCGGTGGTGCTTTAACTAAATCATACCCGGCCCGGCGGAGGCAAACCCGCCGGACCAGATTACTTCTCAGAAGTACGCCGGGCCTAGTCCCGGATCAGTCCCAGCAGTCGGCTGAACGCCACGAAGACACCTCCGCCGACCGCGACCGTCGCAATCCACCGGGATCCCTGGTCGGCTGCTCCGGCAAGATCCTGGTACAGGCCCCAGCCTGTGCCCACCGCGATGCCGAGCGAACCCAGCATCAGCAGAAGGTGCCAGCCCGAGTACCCGTGCGGGTTGGGGGCCGCGTCCAGGTTCTCCGTCTCGGTCCAGTAGCCGTCCGACTTGTACGCCGGATGAACCAGCCAGTGCGAACCGCCCTGCTCCTTGACCCGGACGATCTGTCCGGTGCGGCGGTCCCGGGCGAACCCGCCGCGCTTGATGTGCTGTTCCGTGGTCATGCGTTCCTCCTTGGTCGGCGGTGTGCTGAGTGGGCCCGGCCGGACTCGAACCGGCTTCTCCCCGGAGCCGGGAACCGATCAGAACCGGCTCGCGCGGGGTGTCCTCGCCGTGTTGGACGACGGGCCATGATCCGGGATTACGGCTCCCGGCGGCCGTCGCGCTCAGTGTCCCGTGGCCAGCACTACGACAGTCCAGACGATTCCTGCGAGGGCGAGGATCCACAGCAGGCAGGACAGGGGATTGGTGTCGCCTCCGTCAGACATCAGATCTCCTCCAGGCCCTCGAACCGGCGCAGGGCGTTGACGAACCCGACGGGGTCCGCGTTGATGGCCTTGCGCAAGTTCCCCCGTACATCCCACAGGCGAATACCCATCTCACTCAGGTACCTGTCAGCCGCGTGCTTACGGTCCTCCCATGCCAGCGTCTCCACCGTGTGCAGCTTGTATCCGTCGTGGCGGGTGGGCCGGTCGTCCCGGTCGGCGCCCCACACGGCGCGAGTCCGAATGTCGAACTCCTGGTACATCCAAGGCAGGTCTTCCCCATCCGGCCCTTCGAGGATGACCCTGAACCGGGCCATCGCCCGCACCCGGACAGGGAAGACCTCCTCCTCCTGGTAACGGCTTTTCAACCGCCGGACAATGAACGCGTCTCCGACCGACGGCCGGGGGATCTCAGGTTCTCGTGTGGTCATGGATCAGATCTCCTCGGTCTCGTCGTTCTCCAGTCCGGCGAGGCGGAACGGCAGCTCGGGTACACCTTCGGGGCGGATGGCGTCGATCATCTTGACCAGCCACGCGTATTCCGGCCGCCGCTCCCAGCCGTAGCCGGGGTCCCCGCTGAACGTCTCCTTGCCTTCGGTGCCGTCCTTGCGCAGAACCGGTCCCCGCAGAGTGACGTGTTGGGTGGTCCATTCGCCCCGGCTGCGGTCCAGGTGGAATGACACGTGCGCACCCTCCACCCGGTACCGCTTGCCGGTGCTGCTGTAAGCGTGCTTGTGGACCGGACCGTCGATGATGTTGACGTCCCGCTTCAGAATTCCATTGGTGAGGCGGTGCACGAATTCCATGATCGGTTTCTCCTCTTCTCTGTGGTCGGGCTGAGCGCCCTGAGCCAGGCCACCCGCCGGAGCGGATGACCTGGACCGAGGCTCAGTCGACTTCGCTGTCGTACGTCTCGTCCACGGAACTCCAGACGATCCGGGCCATCTCCGCGTGCGTCTTGGGGGTGCCGGAGGTGACTCCGCCGCCCTCGTACACCACCCGTCCCTTCTGGGTGGCGCGCACGTTCCAGCGACCCTGATACCTCCGGCCGACCCGGCCGCCTCCGACCTTGCTGATCTCCACCAGGCCGTGCGTACCGAGGGGACGGCCGCGCCACTCGTACTCCGGTGCGTCCACCTCCCGGAGCACCCGCAGCGTCTGCGGAACGCCGAAGGTCTCCTTGTAAGCGTCGCCTCCCATGAAATACACGACGGCGTACTGGCCCTGGACGGTCATCCGGGCCGAGACAACCTGTCCCAGCTCCTCCGCATCCGCGATGACGTCGCCCGGCACCAGCGCGACGCCGATGTTCTGCTCTGTCAACCGGACTTCGATCTCCCGGCGCTTGCTCATGGTCTTCCTCTCGGTTCCTTGATCGGGCGGTGCGGTGCGGTCAGTTCTGCGCGGCGAGGTCTTCCTGAGCGGCCATGGCGTCGGCCGCCAAAGCGGCGAGACGCTGACCCTGCGGGCAGTCGCCCTCGTACACCGGCGAGTCGACGCACTGTGCACACGTCCCCATGTGAGTGCTGTACGCCTCCATGGCCCTCCAGTACGGCATGACCAGGCTGACGGGCTGCTCGATCTCCATGGGCCGCAGGGCGGCCAGGGCGTTGCGCCAGGTGATGTCATGCATGGCTTCGAGGTCATCGCGGGTGATGGTTTCGAAGGTGATGCTCATGATCGGTTCTCCTTGGTCTCGTTGGTCGGTCGTGCTGAGTGCCCCCGGCCCGACTTGAACGGGCCGTAGTCTCGACGCTGTTCCGGACAGCCGGTCATCACGCTAGCGGGGGCGGCCGGATTACGGCTCCGGCCGGGCCGTCGTGCTCAGTGCTGAGTTGCGTCCCAGTTGACCTCGGACGCATCCACGCCGTGGCGTGCCGCAGCCTCCCAACGTGCCCGCTCACGGTGCTCGCCGTAGGTCAGCGTGCACCACTCGGCGCCGTAGCAGACCTCGTCCGAGTGCGGGCTGGCGAACACGTGCTCGTGCGCCGGACGGAGCGCGTCGGGGATGCGCTCCGGCTTCCCGAGCCGGGAGGCGGCAACGTAGCCCTGGTGCCGGGCCATGTCCGCCGACGTGGTGTCGCCCCACTCGGCCGGATCGGGCACCGACTGCTCAGCCTCGTCCCGGTCCATGGCATCCGAGATCAGGCGCTGCCGGGCCTTGCGCAGCGAGTCTGCCGCTGACTCCGCCAGGATCTCCGTCGCAGACGCGTAGTCGGTCTGCTCGTCCAGCGCGGCGAACACACCCGCGTCGTCCAGCGTCTGAAATGCACGGGCGAGGGGGCGGCTGATGTGTGCTGCGGCGTGTCGCAGCTCAGCCAACGCCGCGATCACATTCGGGTCAAAGCTCATGATCCGTTCTCCTTGTTCACGATGGCGATGGGCAGGACAGCAGAGTCCCACCCCCGGTCCCGGGCAGCTTGTGCCAGGTCATACACGATGCGTACTGCGTCCTCCACCGGCACGCCCCAGCGGGTGATCAGCTCGCGCTGCGAGTCGTTGATCGCAGCCTTGTACCGGTCGAACGACTCGCGTTCGCGGCGCTGCTCCGGGGTCTCTCCCATGGGGGTGATTCTCCTTGGTCAGTTGGTCTTCGGGTGAGCCGGTCGGCCCGACAGGGGGTCACGTACGAGACGCGCCCCCGACTGGTGACCGGATCAGTTGGAGAGGCTGACGAAGAGGGTCGTCTCCTGGTCGTCGACATCGAACCCGGCAGCGATCAGAACCGGGATGTAGGACATGAGCGCTTCGCGCTCCCGGGCGTCGGTGTTGAAGTGTGCGGTGACCGCGACGGTCCCCGGCATGAACTTGCTCGCCTTGAAGCCGTTGGCGCGGGTCGTTCCCCGGCGGGAGAGGTAACCGGCCCGGCCAAGGGCCGAACCGACACGGGCGGGGGTCAGCGTGGTGTTCGTCATGATCGGTTCTCCTTGGTCGGTTGGTCGAGGTTCTGAGCACCCCGAGCCAGGGCACCCGCCGGAGCGGATGACCTGGACTGAGGCTCAGATCCCGACCAGTTCGGACCGGTAATACCGGTCCTCCTCATCGGGCATATCGTCCCAGGTGATCCAGTACATGGTGATCGTGGTGGACCCGTTGGTATTCCCGGTGTTGTACCCGGACCCCCGGCGGGGGCTCTTCACCACGTCCTCGGTACGGACGACCGTCCCCGTCATGCTCGGGTCGCCCTTGTAGTGGACATTGCTTCCGGACTTCAGCGTCTTGCTCATGATCGGTTCTCCTTGGTCATCTGCCTGGCTCATCAGGACCGGGCGGCGCCCGGCCGACCGGACCGTGGTCCGGTTTCGCCTCATACCGTGTTCTTGCGTAGCGCCTGCTGCGTCCGGATACGCTCACGCGTCGCGTCGAGGTTCGCCTTGATCCGCTCGGTGTTCGTCATGATCGGTTCTCCTTGGTCTCTGCCCCTGTGGGGCTGGTCTGTGGTCGTTTCGTCTTGTGGTTGTTCGTCTGGCCGTCCGCTCTCGGTACGCTCCCGGGTTCTCTCCGCTGGCCGGTGGGTTCCGTGTCTCCCTCACCTTGCCTGCGGCCGTCCGCCGTTTTGTGATCTCGTCGGGTCTGGCCTGCCGTTTTCTTGGGGAGGGTCGGTGCCCTGTCTCCGAGTCTGCATTTGCTGCTACGGACCTCTCGCCTGGCCCACATGCTGTGCTTCGTTCGAGCCTCTGTCTCAACCGGTCTGCCGTTCTGCCTGGCTCCCCGGGAGGGGGTCTCTCACTCGGCCTTACTGATTTAAGTAAATCATAGGCCGGGCGATCCGTAAAGCGCCGGACACGCGCCCTGACCTGGGGGTACAAAAGTCAATACAAACGAAAACGTCCCGGAATGATCTCCGGGACGTCTCCTCAGTCCTGCTCTTTGCGGCTCCACGGGGTTCCGCCGAAGAGTCTGCGGTCCTTCTTACGGCGCTGACGGGCGGAAGACTTGCGGGGACGGCCGGTGGGGTTGTCGCCCACGGTGTCCCAGCCCGGGTCGTTCACCTCGCCACCTTGACGGTAGCTGCCGGTGTTCTTCGCGTCGGCCATCAGATCTGCACCTCCCGGTACCACTCCGGCACGACCCCCCAGGGACTGATCTTCTCCAGGGCGTCCCACACCTCACCGGCCGATGTGTTCCGGGCGAGGCGGAGGACGAAGTACTTGAACCACTCCGGCGGAGCTTCGAACCATTCCGGGTCCGGCAGCTTGGCAGGGTCGTTGACGTCGAAAGGCTCAGTCATCAGAATCCGTACCCCTTCCGCCACTCCATCGGGTAGCTGTTGCCGTTGTTGCCTGACTCGTCGGCGTACCGGCCGAAGGGGGTCGGCCGGACGGTGGCCTCCAGGATCTCGTCGCCGTCGGCGATGTCCTCCACAACCTTGTCCCAGTGGCCGTCCGTCATCTCCGGCCCTGCGAAGTAGAACACGTCGTGCCCATCGGCCAGGTGGTCCGTGCCACGGTCGATGATCACCTCCAGCGTCCAGTCGACGTCCTTCCCGGCGCCCTTGCGCCGGGTGAACTTCTCTTCGGGCACGTCGTGCTCCTGGCCCCAGTGGCCGTTCTCGCTCTCGCGGATGATGATGCCGTGGGCAGCCATCACGCCGCACCGGAAGTTGCCCCGGCCGATGTGTACTTCGTTGTCCGGCGCCGGGGGTGTCCGGCACTCCCAGGAGCACTCCTCGGCCGCTTTAGCGGCGAACGCCTGCGCCTTTTCCAGACTGCGGAAGCCTCGTTCGCCCGGGTTGAGGATGCCTGCACCCTCGCTGATTACGAAGTAGATCTTGCGTCCCATGGTCTTCCTCCACTGGGGTTCGTCGTCGTACGGGCCCTGGTACATGGTGGTCTGTCGGCGCACGGTCAGTTCTTCGGGTCCGGCCCGACCGCGAGATGCGGCCGGGCCTGCGGGTCGGGTCAGACGGTGACGAACGCGTACCGGTGGCCGGAGGCGTACGCTTCGGCGAGCCGGTCCTGGACGGCCTCCGGGGCCTCCAGGGCGGTCGCGGTGCCCGGGGTGGTGTCGTACACGTCCCACTCGCAGGTGACCGTCTCTTGCTGGCGCTCGGTCCACTGCTCCCAGAGCTGCGCCTTGGTCGGCGCCGGAGCCTCGGTGCGAACAGTCCGGCGGGTGCGGTGCACGGTGTAGGTGCGGATACGGTCGAGGCGGAAGGAACGCGTCTCGCCGGACTTGCGGTCGAGCGCCTTCACGATCACGTCGCCCGCCTTGGTCAGGCTCAGGCCGGTGGGCTCGATGGTCCGGACCGTCTCCTCACCGTCCGCCTTGACGTAGGTGATCGTAACGGGCTGCTCGCGCCGGACCGTCTTGTGCAGCCGGACGGCCGTGTCGTCCTCGAAGATGATCACTGTCAGCATCTCGCCGTTCACGTAGAACGCGTACACCTCGACGCCGGGAGCGGTGTGGTGCGTGTACTCGTATCCGTTGACATCGATCATCATCCGGACCGCGTCCCGGGCCCCGCCCTCGTTCTTCCAGACGTACGCCCCGCCGATGATCTCAAGGTCTTCGGCGCTCAGGTTCCGGAAGTTGGGGTGCCGGTCGGCAAGGGTGAAGGTGGTGGCGGTCCGGGTTGCGGTGTTCTTCTGCATGATCGGCTCCTTGGTCGCTGGTCTGTCGTACTGATTTAAGTAAACCATAAGACCGGAGGGACGTACATCCCCTCCGGCCTGGGTCTTTTCAGCGGAACAGGCTGGCCTGCCCCGTCCACTGAGCCTGACGGACCGCCTTCGGGTCGAGTGCCCGGCGGTAAGCGGTGCCGGGGCGGACATTCTTGCGGGTACCGGAGATGCTGATCATCACGTAGTCGGCCTGCGTGGTCTCTCCGGTCCGGCCGTTGTAGTACGTCGCGCGGAAGGGGGCCGTGGTCACGTGCACGAACCAGGATTCGGTCCGGCCCTCGAACACCACCATGTCGTCCGTGGTCAGGTCTTCCACCGTCACCGTCTCGACCTCGAACCCGTTCACCGTCTCCGCGCCGTACAGGAAGAGATTCTCCTCGGCCTGCTCGGCCGCGATCCGGTCGTACCGGGCCTGTGCCTGCTCATCGGTCTCGCCGTTGAAAGCGAGGGTGCGCCGACCGTTGAGAACGGTGATCCGGGCGGTGGTGGCGGTGGCGTTCATCCTGGTCTCCTTGGTCGCTGGTCTGTTGTACTGATTTAAGTAAACCATAATGCCGGAGGGACGTACAGCCCCTCTGACCTGGGTCTTTACGACTTCAGTGATTGACGACGTTCCCTTTCCCGACGTGCGTGGCACTTCCTGCACCTGCGGATTCCGTCGTGTTCGTACGTGTTGGCCTCGTCGAAAGGGTGGCCGTACTGGCACCCCTCCAGACGCTTTGGGGGCAACGGCCCACGGGCCCGGCGCTCCGCCTTCTCCCGCTCCTTCACGGCCCTCTGAGTCCTTCTCCGGCAAGTGCGGCAGACCTTGGCTCCGCTCGGGGACCGGTAGGTGTTGGCCTCGTCGTACGGGTGATTCGACGGGCAATGCGTCCGAGCCTCAGCAGCTCGCGCCTGATTGACCGCCGGGGTCACGGGGTCCAGGTGGTACGGATTGACGCAGGCCACGTTCCGGCAGAGGTGATCCAGCTCCAAGCCGTCTGCGACGTCCCCGATCATCAGCCCATAGCTGACGTTGTACGCGAGCCGGTTGTCACGGGTCGCATACTGGAACCGTCCGTAGCCCTTCCGGTCCAGGTGCCGGGTCCAGACCCAGCAGCCCGTTGACGGGTCCTCCTCAGCCTTGCTGAAGAACCGGTCCACGAGACGGGCGTTCCACTCCACCGACTTCAAGGCGCCTCCTACATAGCGGGTACTTACCCCCATCGGAGAATACCATGGTCAGCTCACGCGGAGGAAGATTCGGCTTCGTTTATCGATCAAGGCAGGCGGCCTACCGCGCTCTGCGCAAGCAGGGGATGATCAAGAGCAAGGCGGCCCGGATCAGCAATGCGGGCCAGACGCATGCACAGCGCAGCGTCATGGCCCGCAAGGCGGCCCGCACCCGTCAGGCACGGGGCAAATGATCAAGTCTCCAGGGCCCGGCGGATGCCCTCTTCCAGGTTGATCAGGGGGGTGTAGTACGTCAGCATCCGGGCCGGATCGCCCACCCGGTAGGCGACCCCCTTCGGCTTGTCGTCCAGAACTTCGATGTCCGGCTCGTACCCGGCCGCGTCGGCCATCCGCCGGGCCAACTGGGGGAACGACGTCGGGCGGCCGGTGCACAGGTTGACCGGATCCTCCGTCCCCGAGTCGGCCACGGCCAGCGCACCCGCCACAAGATCGTCCACGTGAATCCAGTCGCGTACCGCGTCGGACCAGACCACCAGCGGATCCTCCCGGCGCTTGACCCGTTCCAGGACCGCCCGGAACGGGTAGCTCGGATCCTGGTCGGCGCCGTAGCCGGAGAACGGCCGTACGACGGTCACCGGAACCCCGACGCGCCGGAGCCGGTCGGCGAGAAGTTCCCCGGTGACCTTGCTCCAGCCGTAGACCTCGTCCGGCTGGAGGGGTGTGGTGTGCAAGCTGTCCTCGGTCAGGGCCCGGTGCGGTCCCTTGGCTGACTGGAGCCAGGTCGAGTATGCGGCACTGCTGCTGAAGTACAGCACCCGGCCCGGCTTCGCGACGGCCGCCCACCGGAACATCTCCGCGTCGATGGACAGCGACTCGGCCGTGGCCAGGGGGTCGCGCTCGATCGTCTCCCGGCCGCCGACAACAGCCGCGCAGTGGATCACAATGTCATACGGGCCGACGGCATCCCGTAGGGACGGATGCTGAAGTTCCCTGCGGAACAGGTTCCGGCAGTCCTGGGTAGATGTGGCCTGGATATCGGCTCCTATGACATCCCACCCCCGGCGGATTGCCTCAGTCTTGAAGTGACGGCCCAAGAAGCCTCTGTCTCCCGTGATCAGTGCTCTCATCAAAACCACGTCCTCATGTGCTGTTGCTTGCAGCGTCGGCAAACGGCCGATGCGAACGGTGTCGGGACGATGGGGTGCGGGACGAGAGCCCACCAGACCCGGATGAAGAACCGGATCACCATGCCTTCGGCCTTCCGCTCGTGTTGCCTCCGTGCCAGTGCCAAATCCACGTCCGGCGGTTGAGGTGGGAGAACTTCGCACCCGAGGCGAGCAGCTTCTCCCAGGTGCCCCAGTCATCGCAGAGGCTGTCCGTGTTCGCCGGATCCTTGACCGTGAAGCCTCCGGCCGACCACAGGAGCTCGGTCCGCACCAGAACCGTGATCGGGATGTAGTTCACCGTCCGGAGCAGCGCTTCGTCGAACGGCTGTCCCTCCCGGTACGGCCACGGATCCCAGCCCTCCGGCACCGTGAACCATGGGTAGACCAGGTCGGCACCCGTCTCTTCGGCGTGCCGCATGAGCAACTCGACGTGGTCCGGACACCATTCGTCGTCGTCGTCGAGCAGGGCGACCCACTCCGTTCCGACACCTGACAGGGCCCGGCTGCGGTTCTTCGCCGAGCCCAGACGACCGTGATCGACGCTGATACTAATCGCATCCACAGTCCGGGTCTGCTGAAGCACGCTGTCGACGGCCCGGTGCAGATGGGTACCGACGCGGGGAGGAATCGACGCAATCACCGCCGTCACGCCGGGCCTCACCGCGTCACCGCCATCCACATCTGGTAGGTGTAGGCGTTCTCCATGTGCCGGGTGCTCACCGGAACGAGCAGCGACATTTCCAACGGGGTCCACCCTGCCTGCCGCAGCATGTCCCCGACGTCGGCCGTGTCCCAGCTCCAGTAATGCTCCAGATTCCCGGAGTCGGGTGACTCCGCAACCGGCGTGGACAGGAACAGATACTGGCTGAACATGGTGAGCTGCCGCAGAAGTCCGTCAGGGTCCGGCATGTGCTCCAGCGTCTCGCTGAGCACGAACAGATCCACCGGCAGCGGTGCCTCGGGCAGGGACCACAAGCTGTCCGGCAACGGACCGGCCTGCACGACCCGGACGTGCGTCCGGAGAGGGTAGTCGCCCCGGGCCCCGATCAGGTCCCCGACGTATGCCTGCTCCAGCAAGTCGTCGATGCCCCGCAGAATGGCCGCGTCCCCGCAGGACAGGTCGGCCGCCGTCTTGATGTTGTTGCCGTACCGGCGGATCATCTCGACCGAGGCAGCCACGCGCTCGACGTGGTCGGGCCAGACCATGTGCCGGTACCCAGCCGGGTAGACGCGCTCGTAGTACGCGCGCTCCTCCTCCGGCGAGCGGCACTCACGCAGTCGGACGCGCATGTCCGTACTCCTGCCTGACGGCCCGGAGGGCCGACTCGAAGAGGTCACCGTCTCGGTAGCGGATCCATGCTTCCCGGTCGGCCCGGTCCGCCTCGGAGGCGTTGACGCGCCGGTAGCCGTCGTCCATCGCGGCCTTTCCGGCGGCCGGATGCAGATGCTCGATGATCACGTCGTCCAGATAGACGAGTCCGCCGAGCCGTTCTCCGAGTTCCTTCCAGAAGTTGTCGAGGTAGAGGTGCCGCATCACCTGCGGAGCCATGACCCCCATAGCTTTGATCATCCTGCTCTGCATGAACACGGCGGTCGGCAGGTTCGGTCCCTGGAACAGATCGTTGCCGTAGACGATGCGGGGCTCCAGGGAGTCCAGGGCGTCGATGATCCTGTCGTCCCAGCCCGTGGTGCGGGGCAGATGATCGTCCCCCATGAATCCCACGGCCCCGTACACATCGGCGTACCGCCGGGCCGCGTAGTTGAGCGGGAAGCACAGTCCCCGTACGCCGGTGACCGATGGATAGATCATCAGACGGGGGATCGTGCCGTCGTCGAGCAGCCGCCGGTACGCGGGCAGCTCCGGGTCGTCTGCGTCCGCCACGAACACCGGCACGGCGTTCAGGGCATCTGTGTCCCTGAACGCCTTTGTCAGCCGGGCCGCGCTGGCGGGCCGTCCCCGGGTGGGGACGATCACTGCGAGCGGGGGTGTCATCGTTGGTTCCTCCTCGGAGCCGGACGCTCGCGCGTCAGCTCCATGTTGATCTGAGATTCCCTGGTCGTTTTGATCAGGTACGCGACGGCGGCTGCCGCAACGGCAACTCCCACCAGGCCGATCAGCAGAGCGACCATCACCACGGCCAGGATCATGGCACAGATCGTGCCGATGATCAGTGCTCCGAGAGCGAGCCATATCCACGGGATCACCTTCTCCGCCAGGGTCGGCGGAGGGGGTGGAGCCGGAGGCGGATGCGGTGCGTAGTGGTGGTGCTCGTGCACGTGGATCACCTGCGGAGCCCCCTGCCCCGTGACGGATGAACCCGGCAGCTTCTCCGTCGGGTTCATCCGCAGGTACTCGATGATGGCGGGCAGGCGGTCCTCATGCTCTTCCATGGTCACGATCTCCTTACTCAGTGGTTCTGCCGTGCCTTCACGTACCGGTGCGCGAGGTAGTACGGCCCGGCGAGGACGGCCGCCATCACGACCGATCCGATGACGTTGAAGTTCATCCGGTCGCCCGGGACGAGACCCAGCAGCAGCAGTCCGATGATGAACCCCAGCGTCAGCTCCGCAGCTATCGCAGCTCCCAGCTTGGCCTCCGCGACGATCTTTTCCATGATTCCGTTTCCCTCGTATCCGTCTCGTCGGCAGTCCCCGTGACTGCCCGGCGCCCCGCCCGGGAGAACATCCCTAGGTCAGGACCCCACTCACGCCGTGATCACGGGTGTGATCACGGGTGTGATCACGGCGTGAGAAGGGTGTGATCACGGGTGTGATCACGAGGCCTCGAACTTCCGGATGATGGTGTAAATGACCTTGACCTTCCGGCCGTTGACCACTGAACCCTTCGGCGGCCGGAACTCCTTCAGCACTCCGGCGTCCACCAGCAGCCCGAGCTGCTTGTAGAGCCACTGAGGGGTGAAGCCGACCTCTCCGGGCAGGTCGGCCAAGTCCTGGAACGTGATCTCCGACTGTCCCGAGCGGGCCAGTACCTCAAGCCGGTTCATCAGACGGGCCCGTGCGTCCGCGCTGGACATCTCCGGCCCCGGACCGTCACTGAAGCTGATGTCCAGCGCGGCCGGAGGCGGAGTCAGGGGAATGTTCGGGTCCGCACCCTCCACTCCGGCGTACGCGTCGCGTCCGATCACCTCGTCCTCCTCGTCCTCGTATTCGTCCAGGTCAGAGTCGTCTTCCTCGACCGGAGCCAGAGCCGGGTCGATCCCGAACGCGAGCCGTTCGTACGTCCCGTCGTCCACCGCTGCCCAGTACTGCCGGGAACCCTCGATGGAGAACGACTTCTCGGCGGCCGTCATGTAGACGGCCCGGCCGTCCACCGGCCAGTGCACCTTGTCCGTCCCGGTCAACTCCGCGTACACGCTTCCGGGAGCATCGGCGCCCCACTTGGTGGGGTCCGCGTTGGCGTTCAGCGTCTCCTCGGACAGGGCGTACTTGGCGTCCTGGTACTCCTTCTGACCATGGGCCAGGGACTCCCCGAACAGGCCCCGGGCCTTACGGGGGATATCGTCGTGCGGCATGGTCTGGGTGCTCAGGCACAGCTTGATCCCCAGGGAGCGCAGCTTGCGCGCGGCCTCGTAGACCTCCTGGTCACGGTCCATGATGACGTCGGCCGCCTCCTCAATGTCGACGAAGAGGAACGGCACGCCGTGCAGCGTGTAGCACTCCGGCTCCCACTGCTTGTAGCCCATGCCCCCGTCCGAGCGCCGAAGGGATCCCAGCAGCTCAGAGCGGTATTCGATGACCGGACCAGCCAGGTTCTCCAGGAGCTGGAGAACTTCGGGCTTCGTCTTGGCAGCGAGTCCGAGGCACTCCTCAATGTCCCCGAATCCCTGCTGGAACTTGGCCGGGTCCCCCACCACGGGCACGATGTCCGTCCTCCAGCGCATGTCGAGAACGGCCGTGCAGATCGTCTCCGTCTTCCCGGCGCCGGTGGTGCCGGTGCACTTGGTGTGGACGACGTTGCGGGGCTGCTCCAGGTGCGCATCCCCCGGCATCCACCATTCGATGTCCGAGCCGTCGGTGCGCCGTCCCAGCCACAACGGGGCCGCCGCGCAGGACTGCCCCGGTGCGGAAGGACCCCGGTACTTCACCGGCTTGGACGTGTCCGTCGCCCGGTTGAGCACGACGTCCACCTTGGACTCGTCGCCCTTCACCTTGAGCACCTTGACCTGGTCTTTTCCGACCTTGGCGACGGCGGCAATCTGATCCACGGTCCGCTGCGCATCTCCGGCGGTGACAGGGGTCTCAAGATCGTGACGGACACGGATCTCGTCCGGCGTCTCCTTTACGGAGGTCACCTTGCTGCCCTTGAAGGCCGAGATCTTTCCGGCCAGCCAGGACTGGTCCTCCTTGTCCGTCCGGTCACGGTCGTGTCCAGCGGCGACACCCGCATGCCGGATGCACCAGAACGCCGAGCACGAGAACCCGCCGACCACCCATGCCTTCAACAGGTCGCCCGACCAGGGCGTTCCTGCCCCGGCCAGGGCGATCCATCCGAGCATCGCGCCCGTGAACACGGTGGCGGTCAGCCGGGTCTCGTGCTTGCGGTGCTTCCAGGTCCGCCACGTGCCCAGGGTCATCAGGGTGAAGACAGCCCCCAGGATGACCATCCATTTCGCGTCGTCGCCGATGAAGAAATGAACTCCGACGGCTACCGGCATGGCACCCAGCGCGAGCAGCCACGGAGCCACGTACGGAGCCGTTTTCTCCCCGAGGTAGAGGCCCGCGCTCAGGCGGGGCCGCCGGTAGCCGCTCATGTCACTTCCCCAGGTCGAAGCCACCGCGAGAGCTGCGGTGAGGACGGGAAACGGTGTCGGACTCCAGGCTCTCCAGGAAGTCCTGCATCAGGCTGTACGTCTTGACCGCATTGGAAGCGCAGGTCAGGAGATCCTCCGCCGCGCCGTTGTCGAGACGGCGGCCCATCTGCCGCAGTACCCGGGCCATATCCACCTTCTGACGCAGGGTGAGGCGGCCGTCGGTGGACTGCCGGGCACCCTGACGGGCCGCAGCCTCAAGCTGGGAGGCTGCCGCGTGCACCATGAACGACAGACCCGAGGTGAGTGCGCGCAGGGACTCCAGCCACTCGTACAGGGCCGTCGGCCCCATCACGTCGCCTTCGGCCACGGTGGTGAGGTGGTGCTCCAGGGACTTCGAGGTGGATGCCGGAGCAGCCGTGGGGGCCGGTCCGGCGGGGGCCGCCTTGGGGGTTGCGGTCTTCTTGGCCGCCGTGGGACGGGTGGGTGTGGTCATGGTCGTTGTTCCTCTCGGTTGGATGTCTCACTTGCGCGTTGCGGCTGAGACGACGGCGTCCCGCTCGAAGAGCGTGTCTCCGTCGAGTGCGGGGCTGAGACGCCCCCGGTGCTTCCAGGTGCGGATCGTGGAGGGGGTCACCGTCTCACCGCGCACCTGGGACGCAACGACGGCCGCCTCCGCAACGGTGAGCAGCGTCTGCGTCTCACTGACCGGCGTTTCAGAGACGGCCGGTGCAACGGGACGCTCCTTCGGGACGGCCGGGGCGTTGCGCACAGGTGCAACGGGACGCGTCTCAGGGACGACCGGTGCAACGGGACGCGTCTCAGGGACGACCGGTGCAACGGGACGCGTCCCAGAGACGGGATCCGCGTCCCGGTACAGTTCGTCCCAGTTGCGCCTGTTCCCGATCCCGGCGAGACCCGATGCAGACTTGCGGCGGACCACCCGGGACACGATGACGGCTTCCGCAGTCATCGCTTCGGCTGTATCGAGCCCGTGCTGAGCCCTGTCCAGGGCATCCGCCAGACGTGCGGTCAGGCGGTCCTTACGGGCGCCGTTCTTCGCACGGTCCACCTTGGCCGTCAGCCGGACGGCCCTGTCCGCAGCCCTGGAACGGGCTATAGCAGCCGAATCCTGCCCCCTGCGCCCGATGCCCAGGTACGCAGTCAGACGCTCCTTCAGCTCCCGCAGAGCGGCCCCTGTCAGGCTCACAGGGCCCGACCTGGACAAGCGCAGCTCAAGGCCGAGCAGGAGGTGCAGAAGGACCACCAGGAGAACCGGGCCGAGAGCCGTACGGACCATGCCGCCGGTTCCTCCCGACACCCTGAACGCGGGTACGGACTGGACCAGAACACACGCGTACGCCAGACGGGCGGCACCCTTCATCCCGGTCGCCCAGGTATACAGGGCAAGAGCGACGACGGCTGCTTCAGCCGTGCCGGTGAGCAGGCCCCGTTCCAGGGGGTGGGTGATTCCCAGCGCGGTTCCGAGGAAGCGGTAGGAAGTGTCGGCCGACATTCCCAGAGCCATCGCGGCCGGGACAGCGAGACCCGACGTAGCCGCGATCTTCTTGGAGATCATGATACCTGCCCCGCCTTTCCTTGATCGTTGGTCGGTTTTCCTAAATCAGTGTGTCTCAAAGGTATGTCCTGCTGGGACACCCGTCAAACAGTCCCTGGGACACAAGCTGTCCGGGGCCGTTGCGTTGCAGCGTCTCGGGGCCGTTGCGTTGCAGCGTCCCAGGGCTGTTGCGTTGCAGCGTCTCGGGGCCGTTGCGTTGCAGCGTCTCGGGGCCGTTGCGTTGCAGCGTCTCATCGGGACACAGAAGAACCCCGGACATGCTCTGTCCGGGGTTCTGTCGGTCTATGTCCAGGGCCGTATGCCTATACGCCCCTCCCTGCGGTGTGGCTGGAGTGGACCCGCCAGTTCCAGGTCACGGCGTCGAGGTGCTCGAACGTGTCCTGAGGTGCACGGCGCCGGGCCGCGCCGTCGTCCAGCAGACGGATCAGATAGTCCTCGTCCTCGCCCCGGTAGCGGCCTCCGTTCACGGTGTAGCCGGGCCTAAAGCCTCCGATCCGGCGTACCGCGTCCGTGCGTACGAGGTGCGTCATGGGAATGAACGACCCCACCGCTCTGATGTGCGCCGCGAACTCCGGAATGAACCGCATCCCCCACGGACTGACCGGGAACCGGCCCTGATGGGTAACGGCCGTCGGATCCGGACCGCCGATCATCCGGGGACGGGGGTAGACCAGGTCCGGCCGGGACGGACTGTTCTCCATCACCCGCATGCAGGCAATCAGATGGTTGGGGCGGAGGGTGTCGTCGTCGTCGAGCCAGGCAATCACGTCTGTGGTGACACGCTCAAGGGCACGGTTCCGCGTGGCCCACGCTCCCGTGCGCTCGCTGTCCCGCTCGATGACGATCTGATCGGCCTTCCGGCGCTGTGCGTGCACGGAGAGGAGGGCCCGTTGCAGCAGCTCCTCCCGCCCGGGGATCGTGGGGATGCAGACCGCGACGGTCATGCGGGTCACCGGGGCACCTCCACCATGTAGCAGCACCGGCACAGAACCGTGTCCCGTACAGCCTGGTTGAACTGCCGGGCCGTCACCTTGCGGCGGCCCCTCCACACCTGATGCAGAGCCTTGTCCACGGTCGTCCTCAGGCGGGGCACGAGGGGATCCTCTCGTCGGGGTCCTCCGGCGGAGTCCACCGTGAAGGACCTTCCGGACAGGCCTCTCCATAGCCGTACGGGTCGTAGGGGAACTCGGCCCGGGTGGACGTGATCAGTTCGTCGTGCTCCGGCCGGGGGCCTTCACACAGAAGGGCCTGGACAGCACCCAGGTCCCCACACGCCGCGTTCACGTACTGCCGGAACTGTGCGGCCCTGGAGAGCGGCCCGTTGACCACCCGCCGGTGAGCTTCAGGGACCGGAACGGATTCGAACTCGATCCGGCCCGGTCCCTGATAGACGACGTTTCCCTCCATGTCCCGCAGCGTCAGGTGCTGCTCGCCTCGGGGAGTCAGGGACATTGGTTCACGTCTCCTTCACACTCCAGAGGGTTCTCGGTCCGGCCGTACCGGAGCATGTGCACACCAGGTCCCTCCGGCGCAGACGAGCGAGGGAAAGGTAGACGATCGACTTGTCCAGCCCCATATCGTCCACGATCTGATTGCGACGCTTCGGGCCGCCGTCGGCCAGGTACGCCAGGATGCGCCTGTCTCTCTCGACGGTCTCCGCCGGACGCGGTCGGCCGCGCGGCCTCTTGATCTCCTGGGCATCCATGAGTGCCCTCCCTCCTTGGTCCGGTATCTGGTTTACCTTAATCGCTCTTACCCGTTTTGATCGGTTCCCACCCTCCAACGGCCGCTCGGGGATCGCAGCATGTCACCCCGGCGGATCAGGGCATCGGTCTGCGAGGGGTCCAGACCGGACTGAGGCGCCTCCACGACGGGCATCTCCTCGGTCCTGGCCCAACTGGGTACGGCCCGGCTCGCAGGCCGGGAGACGGGAACCTGAAGCGTTTGCTCCATGTCGTACAGCAGACCTTCGTGGTCTTCCAGGACCGCCTGATGATCGGCCTCCAGGGCGCGGTACGCGGCCAGCAGCTCGGTGTACCGGCGCCACAGATCGAGGTAGGTCTCCCGGCCGACCCACATGCCGATCCGGCGCCGACGGTGACGGGGCACGACCCTCACCCGTTCCAGCGGTAGCACGTGAGCCACGTTGTATCGATCGTGACCGAGGAGCCCCGGGCCGCTCCGGTGACGCTCCCCAGCGCGCTCTCGTTCTGAAGGATCCAGTCGGCCCGGTCGGGGAAGTCGGCGTTGACGGTCTTGAACAGGCGGCCGTCGAAGTAGAAACGCACGCGGCCCGGCGTGATCTCCGTGGAGTAGGTGTGCCACGACGTCCACGCACTTGAGGGTGCCGCCACGGCCGACGATTCGGCGAATCCGTGCGTGAACTCCATCACCGGATCGGACGCGAACGCGCTGCCCGCCTCGGGGTAGTCGACCTCGTCCGGTGTGTAGCGCAGGTGCGCCATCTTGTATCCGGGAGTCCGCGTCCGTACGACAAGACGTTCGGTGAACTTGCCGTACCGCAGGTTCATGCACTTCAGCGGGACGGGTGCGGAGGAGTGGTTGGCGCCGCCGGTCGACGGCCGCCACATGCGCACCCGCATCTGCCCGTCGCCGTTGGACTGCTTGATCACGCTCATGGTGTCCTGCGGCCGGTAGTAGCCGGGTACGGGTCCGTTGTTGCCGTCGGCGCCCGAGGCGGCCGTGTCGGGCCATCCATTGGGGTACGCACCGAGCGTTGTGTAGTAGCGGGGGTACTTCGTGCGCAGGCCTTCGCACTTGTGGTCGCCGTCCCCGGCGCAGGAACTGAACGCGCCCACCGGAACCTGTACCGCATTGAAGTTCTCGGCGTACACCTGCGTGAACGCTCCGCAGTTGCCCTGCGGCAGATTGTTGTTCGTAACGTGGCAGGCGTCCTGCGAGGGGAACGTGTCGGCCGCCGGGACGGGTGATGCCGCGCCCAGCATGGCAAGGACCCCCGCAGCCATGGAAGCTGCGAGGGTCCGAAATGTGATCTTCATCCGTGGTCCTCGATCGTCGGGATGTCCCGATGAGGAGGGTAGCTCACCAGCCCCGGACGAACGCGACCACGAGCAGGACGGACAGGAACAAAGCGGCGAGGGGCAGCAGCCAGCGTTCCATCACAGCACCTGCGGGAGCCACTGGCCGACGAACTCCTTGAGTACACCGTCGTACACGGCGGAGTCCGGCAGGGAGGCGAATGTGTTCAGGTCGCCGCAGATGAACGCGGAGGCGTTGTCCCGGACCCGGCCGCCAATGTTGTTGAGATGGTCCAGGTAGTCCATGCCGCCGGACCCCTTCGGACCGAATCCCACGAACGCGAAGAACACGTCATCTCCGGAGACACGCCTCAGGGTCTGGGACGCGGCCAGACGGCTGTTGGGTCCGCCGTCCGTCTGGAAGATCACCAGACTGGGCTCCGTCTCACCCTGGTCCTTGCGGTAGTCGACCACTTCGCTGATCGCGGCGACGTAGTTCGTCGAGCCCCACGGTTGCTCCGGGTGCGTCCTGTCGACCCAGCCGACGTAGTACGGGTCCACGGCCGGGGGGAGTGCTCCGGCGCGTCGGCCGAACAGTCCCCGGCGCCGGGTCCCGGCCTGTGCCGCTCTGGGGTCGGTCGGGCGCAGGCTCAGCGTCTGTACGTCGCTCACGTTCGAGCCGAAGTACCAGACCTCGATCATGCCGTCGTCGTCCAGGGCGGATGCGAGACCCAGCACCTGTTCCGTCAGCCTCTGTACGGCTCCGGCGTCGTACCAGCGCTGCATGGAGACACTGTGGTCCAGCACCAGCCGCACCTTGATGCCGCCCTGTCCGTCGGCCTCAAGACCGTGTTTGGCCAGGCTGAGTTTCGCGGTCTTCTGAAGATCAACCATGGGCGTTTTGATCATGTTGACCATGTTCATTGATCCTTTCTAGGCTTCCCGGTGCAGATAGAGGTGCAACAGGTTGTCCAGCTCATCCTGCTCTTCGCTGCTGAGATCGTCCTCGTTGCATGTCAGCAGATACTTCAGCCTGATCCGGCGCTCCGCGACGAGAACCATGCGGGTCGACTCGTAGTCGATACCCGGGCCCGATCCGCACTGCTGGCACCGGCACACGGACTGCCCGCCGAAGTGCGCGGGCAGCCATGCGGGACGGATGGATGTCTCAGCCACGGCCCTTCACTTCCGCCACGATGATCAGCACGAGCACCGTGAGGAGAAGCAGCCGTCCCCACAGGAACGAAGGCTGCTGGCTGCTCATGACCGGGTCACCGGGGAATTGATGTACGCGTCCCGCAGGGAGTCGCTGTACGACACGGACTGGGCCAGAGCCATGCGAGACGGCATGGGCAGGATCGGACGGCCCGAGCGCCGGTCCGTCGTGGTGAGGGACTCCACGAGTTCGAACGCAGTCGCCACGGAGCTGACCTCGATCAGGTCACGCTCTTCCGGAACGTTCGACACTCCGCACTTGACCACGTAGAGACGGCTGGACTCCACGTCCTGAAAGAGCCGGATCTCTGTCCAGCGGCAGGTCGAGCAGTGCACGCCCCGGGGAGCGAAGGCCGTTTCGGGGTGCCCCTTGTGTTCGGGCCGGTAGCTGGAGCCCATGCCCAGGAACATGGCGTCCAGCACGTTCAGACGGCCGTTGCGGTCCACGATGTTCCAGATGGCGACGGTTCCGGCGTCCTCTTCGAAGGGCAGATCGTCGTATACGTCGGTCATGGTCAGCACTCCCTTGGTCGTATGCTCCCTGCAAGGGATGTTACCCAGAGTGCCGTTCATGACCGGGTTCCACGGACCGGCAGCTTGTACTTCGCGGACTTGCGGCCATGGTTGTACAGCCGGATCGTGTAGCGGTACGCGGCCTCGGTCCGGGCGACGCTGTCCGCGCTGTACAGCGCCAGGACTCCCGCCTTGAACGTCTGCGGAGTGTCCGCTCCGGCCAGCTTGCGCGCGAAGTTCACCGTGTCCACGGCGTCACCGTGACGCTGGTAGAGCAGGCCCACGCCCTCGACCGCCTCGGCCGACAGAACGTTCCGGCGGTGCCCCCAGGCACGGACCAATAGGTCCATCGCACGGTTGAGGGCGTCCTGGCCGTCGGACAGGTTCATGATCCTGCGTGCGGACGACACAGCGGTGAACCGGCGATCAGGCCGGGCTCCCCGTCCGATCTCGAAGCCGTGCTGAGTGATCAGATCGTTCAAGGTCAGGGCCCACGGCTCCTGCGCGACGACGGCCAGGCGGAACTTGTCCAGGGTCCGGACCGCCGCACGGTCGTTGTGGCTGAGGAAGATCTCCGCCTCCTCCTGACGTGTCAGGCCGTGATAGACCTGGCACACCACCGGCAGAGTGGTGTCATCCGTACCGGTGAACCGGCGCAGGGCTGCGAGCCGGGTCTGGCCGTCGAGCACGACGTAACGGGTCTTCTGGCCGGGGTCGGCGGTGGAGCTGGTCCGCGCGCTCACGGTGAAGACCCCCAGCGCGGACTCGTCGAAACTGTCGGCCAGCTTGCGGACGCGGTTCGTGTTCAGCATCCGCTGCACGCCGGGGTCGATCTCCAGCAGGCTGGCCGGGAGTTCGGTCACCTCGAACCGTCGTCCCTGCACCTCTCCGGGAATGCTCATGGTCCATGCCTCCTTGGTCGGATGGGCAGTGCTCAACCGGGGTATACCCGGATCAGTGATTTATCTAAACCGACCAGGGAGGAACACGGAATGCGGATCATGGGAGTGGACCCGAGCATCACACGCACCGGCATCGGCCTGCCGGACCAAACGACGTTCACCGTCTCGTCCCCGAAGCATGTCATCGGCGACAACCGGCTGGAGTACTACGCCGACCACATCGGGCTCGCGGCCCGGACCTGCGGAGCGGACCTGGTGGTGATGGAGGACGCGCCGACGCGCCTGCTCGGCGACGCGGGCCGAATCCTGCTCCACCTCCAGGGCGCGCTCCGGCTGGAGCTGCAACGCAGCAAGATCCCGTACATGATCCTCAGTCCGAGCACGCTGAAGAAGTTCGCCACGGGCAACGGGGGAGCCGACAAGACAGCCATGGCGCTCGCCGCGTTCAAGAGGCTCGGTCGCGAATACCCCACGGACGACGAGTGCGACGCCGACTGGCTGCGCATCGCGGGCCGGTTCGCGTACGGGCTCGGGGAGTACGTGCCCCGGTGGGACGCGGACCGGCCGGAAGGCCTGCGTATGCCCAAGGACCAGCTCCAGGCCCTGCGCTGGGCAGGCACCGGAAAGAAGCGGCACGAGATCGTCTGGCCCGAGGTCGGAGGTTACCAGCCCGGGTGCGGAATCGTGATGAGGGGAGCGATGGTGCAGCACGCACCGGGTGTCGCCGTGCTGTGCGGTGCGTGTGCCGCACAGGGCCGGGCCGTCTGCGGCTGAACAGAGAAGGGCCCCGCCGGGACAGCGATCCGGCGGGGCCCTTCTCTGTGGGGTCCTACGCGAACGGGTCGGCCGCCGGAGCGGCGTCCTCCTGGCTCAGGAAGTCACCGGCCGCCTTGTCGTTCTGGTCGGCCGGGGTGTACCGCGCGGCGTACAGGTACTTCGTGAACGAGGTGCCCTCGATGCGCTTTTCACCCGTCTTGATGACCTCAAGGTAGCCGCCGACCTCAGGTGCCCGGAGGTTCTTCTCCGTCAGGGCCTTGCCGATGGCCTTCTGGAGCTCGGGAGAGCTGACGTACAGCATGCGGACGCCGTCGTCCTCGTCCAGCTTCTTTTCGATGTAGCGGTTGGTCTCCCACGTGACGAACGTGGGCTCGCCCTTCAGCTCCACGATGAGCTGCATCACCGCGTTCTTCTGGCTGGCGCTGGAGGGGAACTTCAGCTTGCTCTGCTCGGTAGGCTTCTTGGCCTCCCAGAAGAGCGGCTCCCCACTGTCGATGTCAGTGCGCTGCTCCATGCGGAAGGAGAGGACCGTGCCCTCCACCTTGAACCCGTCCCGGGGGAACTTCGCGGCGATCGACCGGTTCCCTCCGAGGAACTGGGCTGCTGCCGCAGATTCTGCGCTGAACGGGTCCTGCTGTGCTGTGGTCACCTGTGTGTCCTTTGCTCCGGTGTGCCTGTGATCCTGTGATCCTGTGTGGAGGGGCGGGTGTCAGACCGTGACCCGGAACGTTTACCGGGCCCGGTCACCCGGTCCCCGCCCCTTGGTGGTGCACCTCTTGAATCGTACCCGGACCTGCGGTTTATCTAAACCTTGCTGCCTCCTGGTTCGGCCACTTGTGCGATCTTTTCCTGCATGATCCGGATCAGATCCTTGACTTCCGCCACCGGCACCCGAGCGGCGACGGCTGCCTGGTACACGGCGGACGCTTCCGGCTTGGAGGTGACCTGTTCGGCCCGTTCGCGCAGGGTGGGCGGCCGGACCACCGCAGAAGCAGGCGCATCCGTGCGGCGGTCCTCCGCCAGCGGGTCGGCGTCCACGACGGCCACGGTACCGTTCAGCGTCCGCAGCTTGCGCCAGGTGCGCACGCGCTCACACAGCACCGTGGCGTTCCAGCCCGACTCCAGGTCCACGCCGTGCACGGCAGCGTGCTTCGTCGAGCGCGGATCCACCGGCAGGTGCAGGATGACGCCGACGTCAGTGCGGACCTTGGTGCCCGGCTCGGCATACCGGCTCAGCGGATCCGGCTCCCACGTCTTCGTACCCCAGTCGAACAGACCCAGGGTGTTGACTCCCTGCGCGTACAGGGCGAGCTGAATGCAGATCTCCTGCCAGCCGTAGTCAAGATCCTTGCCGGTTTTCTTGTCCCCGATCACATGCTCGCCGGGTGACAGACGGACCTTGCCCCGGGGCATGTCCAGTTCGAGGTGCTTGGTGCACCGGTAGCAATTGTCCGACGTGCCCATCACCTCGTACTGAAGCACTCCGGTGGAGAATTCGATCATGTGCGGAACGGGCTCCAGGCCCATCTCCTCCAGCAGCAGGATGTACGCCTCCACGTGCGGCCGGAACTCCTCGGGTACGTCGTTGCGCAGTACATCCCAGCGGGTGTCCCAGTTGCGGTCCACCCGCTCCGTGAAGCTGTGCACGGCGGTACCGAGGTTGGCCGCGACCTTGCTTCCGGCCGCCTGTTCGAGTTCCTCGGTCCACTGGTTGAGCTGCTCACGGTCCTTGGAGATGTCCTTGCCGTGCGCCAGGGCGACGATGTCCTTGCGCTTCGTCGCTCCGAGCAGAACGTTGCGCTTGCCCCACTGTGACAGGGTGAACGTGTCGCTGATCGACTTCGCGAACGTCGTCGCACGGGTCCACTCGACCGTCTTGCCGGTGCTGGGATGACGCAGCTTGTAGCGGCCCCACCGGCCGTACTCGGCCTCAGCCTCGCCGTAGCTGCCCGACCCGGCCGCGAGGAAGTCTCCGGCCGCCTGTGCGTCAGTCGTCATCGCCGCAGCACTCCTGTGCCTCCCATCCGCCTTCTCCGTCGGCCCGGATGAGCTCGTCTTCGTAGAAGGCGCCATCGCAGCCGGAGCACTCGCCGTCGTAGGAGGCGTAGAACCAGGGGCCTTTGCGGGGGCCGTCGTCGATCCGGTCGCCGGAGAGGAAGGCTGCTGCGGCTTCGAGGTCGGCCGGACTGCTACCGGGGCCGACGCGGAAAACTCCGGGGGGACCCGCCGGGGGCGGGGACGGCCGTTCAGATCTGTGCATGTGATCTCCTCACTGAGATTGGTGAGCGTGCCGGTCCGGCCACCGTACGGTCCGGCACTGACAACGGTGACCGTCAGCGCACCCATGACCGGTGCGCTCGCCCGGTAGACCAGGGAGCCGACCGGCTCCGGCTTGGTGTGCCGGACGAACAAGGCGCCTTCGTCCAGGTCGCCGACCGTGGTCTGAGCGGCCGTCCGGGGACGGCACGGAGCTCCGTAGTGCGGGATGCGGGAGCCGTATTCGCAGCCGGTCTCGCAGCCCCATGTGACAACCTCCGGTTCGCCGTACATGTTGAACCGGGCTACCTGGGGGATCACCGGGTGGCCGCAGTCCCAGCATGACGGGTCCTGAGCTGCGATGTCCTTGACAGCCGACGGCATCTTGGCCAGGAGGTCGCCCGAGGTACGCCAGGGGGCGGGATCCGGCTTGGGCTCCTCCGTCCCGCAGACGGAACAGAACGAGCCGCTGTGGCCCTTGTTGTCGTCCCCGTACACGAAGCCATCCGGGTGCGTACAGCAGTCCGGGAGACGGCAATCTGCGGCTGCTCCGGGGTGAACCCAGTCGACTCCCGACTCGTCGGTGATCCGGTGCGTCTCATCGAACAGTCCGGCGCCGTCGTGGGCCAGCTCCATGGTCACCCGGCCGGGGACGTCCGCCCGGTCCTCGTCGTCACGCGGATCGTTCGGGAGCGTGTCCGACTCGACGAGTCCACACTTGAGGCAGGCGGACACCCGGTCCACGAGGTCCTCATGCTGGCCGGAGAAGTCGTGCTCGCAGAAGGCCGGGCCGGGCGCGTCGGGGTGTGGGAGTCCGTTGGTCACCCGGCCGGGGACGTCCATCCGGTCGAGAACCGTTCCCGGATCGCCCACGGCCCGATCCATCAGGGCCTCCAGAGCGCTGCCGACAGGGAGGGCCGCAGCAGCCTGGTCCTGGAGCTCCTGGACACGTGCCTGATGCAGAGCCGCATCCGCTTCACGCTGGTGCGGGTCGTCCGACGCAGGTTCGCCCGGTCCTTCGGGGTCCTGCGGATCGAACGCTCCGGCCAGCCCGAGCTGCCGAACGGGGTCGGGTTCGTCGTCCGTCGAGCCGCCCGTACCCAGGAAGTCCTCCACCGGATCGTCGGAGCCGAAGCGGAGATCTTCCGACGCGGCGGCCTGAAGGATCTCTCCACGGGGCGCCGTGTCCGTACGGTTGCCCTTGTCGTCCACGGCCAGCGGCCAGTCCGATCCGCCGTCGCACTTGGCTCCCTGGTTGTCCAGGTGGCTGCGGGCCCGGCCGTTGGCCGTGAGCTGGACCGATCGGCCGCAACCGGCCGGTCCGGCGGGAACACGGCAGACGTACCCCGTCGGCTCTCCGACCGGACGGTCCGCACCCTCAGGCATCTCGCCAACACCCTTGCACTTGCGGCTGCCTGGAGATTCCTGGCACTCCGGCTTGTCCGTCAGGTGGTAGCGGACCGTGCCGTCAGCGTTGATGTTGTACTCGTTCGTGCAGCAACGGCAGTTACCCCGGGCCATCAGCTCTTCTCCTCAAACGGGTCGGCGGGAACGGTCTCCGGCTCGCCGCAGCGCGAGCACCGGGGCCCCCAGGTGGAGCTGTACTCGTGCGAGCACGTCAGCCGACGAACCGTCGCGTTGGCCGCGTCAACGATGTTGCCCAGGGCCCGGCTGTCCAGTTCGGCCGCGTCGTAGCCGTCCAGATGATCTGCTCCCCGGGCGAGAACGCGGAACGCAGCGGCGATCTCCTCGCGGACGATCTGCCGGACCCGCTCTTCGGTCATCGGACGCAGTGCGTCGCTGTAACTGACCATCGGGGTCCTCCTTCCTTGGTCGATTTTTCTAAATCAGCCTACCCGGCCGGACCGGCGATGAACCGGTCCGGCCGTACACGGTCACAGGTGCTGTGCGTAGCGGTCGATATGCCGACTCGCCACACCGGTGGAGATCATGTCTCCGACCTCGCCCGCGCGCATCTCCGGCTCGACCTCGAACCCCAGACGCCGGGCGTAGTTGAGCTGTGCCTCGCTGGCCCGCCTCTTGCGCCATGATGCGTTCTTGCCGGTGTTGAGGGCCGAGAGCTCTTCGGCCTCCGACTCCCCCCAGGCCATGGCCATGCCCAGCTCCAGGCCGGTGTGCAGGCGCATCCACTTGCTGCGGCGACGGGTGGCGGGATCCTCCGGGGCGTGCACGACGTCCCACAGACCCGCCTGTTCGGACGGCCACAGCATGATCTCTCCCACGCCTCCGAGAGGGATGAACTGAACCCCCTTCGTCGTGCGCAGCCACTGGTACGCCGGAGACGACCGGAACAGGTCCAGGTCGCGTGTCTTGAGCTGAAGCCTGAGCGGCCGAGCCTTCTCCCCGGCTGCCCGGTCGGCGTTCTGCTGCTCGCGGATCTCCTCCTGCCGCTCGAACGCTTCGGCGAGGGACTCCCCGTCCAGCACGGGAACGACGACTTCGGGTTCGAGGTCGATCAGCGTACGGATGGATCCCGCACCGTCGGACATGAGCAGGACGAGAGCGTCCCGCTTGCCCGTGGACGGCGACGGCCGCAGTACCCGGCCGACCATCTGAATGAACAGCGTTTCGTTACGGGTCGGCCGGGCGATCACCGCACAGTCCGCGTAGGGGAAGTCGGCCCCCTCGGTCAGCACCATGCAATTGACGATCACCCGGGTACGGCCGGTACGGAACGATTCGTAGAACTCCAGCCGCTCCTCACGGGGCGTACCGCCGTGCACGACGGCCGCCGGTATGCCTGCGGCCGAGAGGTGTCCCTGTATCTCGCAGGCGAGGGACACCGTCGGTGCGAACACGAGAATGGACCGGCGGTCGGCTGCATGCTTGTCGATCACCTGTCGGATCAGCTCCGGAGCTCCGGCCGCCTGCATCGCCTCGCCGAGAGACTTGGCCTGGTAGTCCCCGCCGGACCGCTTGACCGAGCCCAGGTCGAGGTCTTCCATTTCGACCTGCCGGGCCCGCACGTCCACCAGGTAGCCGTTCGCCACACCCCACAGAACGGACCTCGTAAAAATCGCGTCATCCCAGACGTCGCCGAGTCCCCGGCCGTCACCCCGGGCGAGCGTGGCCGTGAAACCGACCGCAAGGTGATCTGCGGTTCCGTCGTAGCATCCGAGCGCAGCCATGACGTTCCGGTAACTCGTCGCGACCGCATGATGTGCCTCATCACACACGGTGAGGCCGACTGGCCCGGCATACGTCTGTGCGTCCAGAAGGGCGTTCATCCGATTTTCCCGGGCGAGGGTCTGTACCGAGCAGACCATCACGTCGGCCGTCAGCTCATTATCCGCAGCCTTGACACGCCCGAGGCTCAGGTGCGGGGCGACCGATGCCAGCTTGTCCAGGGTCTGGTTCACTAGTTCGTCACGGTGCACGAGCACGACCACTCGGCTGCCGCGCCGTTCGATGTGCTCGGCTGCGAGGTGGCTCAGGATGACGGTCTTGCCCAGGCCGGTAGCCATGACGACCGCCGGACGCTGCATGCCCTCATCGTGGGCCTTGTGCACGGCGTCGACTGCTTGGCGCTGGTACTCGCGCAGACGCAGAAGATCATGGACCATCAGATGTGCCTCCAAGACCGGCGCTTCACTACGTCTGCGATGGTCGCCCGGTGCACCCCGTAGGCCAGTGCCAGAGCATCCAGGCTCTCCCCCTGAGCCTTCCGGGCCCGGATCTGAATGACCTCAACGGCCGTCAGCCGGGAGTGCCCCTGCCTCTCACCCCGGGTCCACGTCCCGTGACGTACCGCATCCCTCGCGTTCTCTTGCCGGGTGGCCCACCGGAGATTGTCAGCCCGGTTGTCCAGGGGGTTCCCATTGCAGTGGGCCACCTCGTGCTCCGGGGTCGGCTTCGGGCCGTGGAACGCCGTGCACACAGCGACGTGGGTCCAGCCTCGCCCCGGGGTCCGGCCCGGCCGGTAGATGCTGAACGACATGTACATGGGCGATGGGGACATCTTGAGCCACTTCCCTGACGGGCCCTGTATCCGGCCGTCGTCTGCTATCACCAGTCCGGGGTACTCGGGCACGATCCGTACGCGGCTCACGGCGTCCACCTCTCGCAGCAGGGGCAGGTCATGGTAGGACCGAAGTCCGGGTCGTCACACGGCACGGTCACCGTGCACCCCTCGGTGTCGTGCAGGGCGAGGAGGTGCGGACACTCCGGGTTCGGACAGGGGGTGGCCGCCGGGTCCTCGGCCGCGCCGGGATCTCCGGCGGCCACCCGCAGATCCAGTGGAACCAGCTCGGGCCATGCCTCCTGCACCCACTCGTACGCCCACTCGTCTCCGGCCCGGCCGGTGGAGTCCATGTTCTCGAACACGGCCCGGAGGGCTTCCACGGCGCGGTTCATGCGGCGGCCCCCTCTCGGATGCGGGTGCAGTTGGGGCAGGGACAGGTCTCTTCGTCGTGGCAGACAATCCCGGACTCGGAGTCGTCCCAGTTGATACCCGATGCTCCGGCATGCGGATCTCCGTGCCGGGTGGTATGACCTAGCTCGTAGGCGCACGGGCGGCCGGTGCGTGAGCGTGAGGGGCACGGGACGGCCGGGGTGCGCCAGCGCAGCCAGTTACGCAGGTAGACCGCGAAGTAACTGGCCGTCCCGATCAGGAAGCCGTACTGGCCGGTGCCTACGGCGTAGAACGCCCACAGGGACTGGGTGGCCATGCCCAGCACCCAGCCCCAACGCCTCTTGAGGCCGACCACGTACATGCCGAGCAGTCCGAACGGCGCCAGGCACCACGAGCCGTACTCGATCAGCCAGTCAGCCATGGCTCGCCTCCAAGAACCCCAGGCAGCCGCAACCAATGACTCCGGGCAGCGCGATGCACAGCCGGTTCAGGTTGTGGGACGAGAGGGGGTGCGTGCAGACGCACATGGGGTCGTGACTCGCCTCGGCCGCGTCATGCATGCGGTGCAGATCGGTCAGGATGACCGGCGTGCGGTCGGTGATCTCGTCGCTGCCGAGCAGGTTCAGCCAGTCGGCGTATACGGCGTCTTCACTGGTCATTGATCTTCCCTCGGATCACTCGGGCGCCGCCTGCTTCCAGACGGCGGTACATGGCTTCACGCTGCGCGGGGGTCGCGTGCATGTCGAACCAGATGAGCCGCAGAGCGATCACCCACAGACGCAGCCGCTGTCCGAGCGGGATGCCCGGAGCAGTGATGCTGACGCGGTACCTGGTCATTGGTCTTCGGTTCCGTTCATCAGGGGATTGTCGAGGTGACGAGCAGCCCACAGCCGGGCTGTCCGGTCGAGGTGTCCCTGGAAGGCATCACGGGGGACGTCGCCGCGAGAGACGATGCCACACTTGCTCCAGCCGCACGAACACGTGACCGACCAGGCGCCGTAGGTCATCGCCAGCGTGACGTCCACCGTGGTCCGTACGGCGTGCACGCCGGGTTCGGGCACCGACGATGCCGGGGTGAACCAGCCTCGCAGGTGAGGGGCGGACGGTGCGGACACCGGCTCCCTGAACGCCTCCAGAAGGTCCACTCGGCACGCCGGACAGTCCAGTTCGTCTCCGGCGTGCCGTGTGGTGTCCGCACCGTGAGAGGTCATGACGTCACGTCCTCCTCACGTACATAGCGGAGCGACTCGTCGCCACCCGAGCACACGTCGGCGGCCGGATCGTTCTCCAGCGGATCGCCGTGCTCCGGGCAGTCGGGGTGCGCGTAGGCGATTACGTCGCCCGCTTCGGGTACGCCTATGTCGGCGGCCGACAGGCAGATGCCGTTGCACTCTCCGGTCATGATTCGCTCCACAGCATGTTGATCAGCTCGGTCAGCAGGGCGAGGTAGGCCCGGCGCTCGGATGTACCCATGGTCCCTACCAGCTCCCGGGCCCGTGCACGGTCGTCGTGCGCGAGAGCCCACAGCGCATGGGTGAGGGTGTTGGCGGTGACCTTGGGGACGATCATCTGCTCGCGCGCGCCCGGCCCCTCGGCCAGGATCCGCTGCACGGCCATCATGCGTGCGTCGGCGGATCCTTCGGTGTGGTGGACGTAGATGTGGGACAGGAACTGCTCCCAGCCCTCGATGGCTCCGCAGGACGTGCTGACGGGGCATGCGCGTGCGCTCACAGGATCACCACCCTGATCTCCTCGCCGTCGGCCGGGTTGCGGATCATGAGCACCGCGCCTTCGGCCATCTGCTCGGTCAGCCAGTCCCGCAGCACGACCGCCGAGTTCACAGCATCGGTGGTGTTCTCCTGCATGCGGGCCTGCGTGTGCTCCAGAGCGACGGCCGCCCTGGGTTTGAGGTTGATCGTCGTACGGACGAGGTCACTCATGACAGCCCCCGCACCCGGTGCAGCCGCTTGCGCTGAGCCTCGGCCAGCTCGCTGATGTTGTACAGGGCATTGTGCAGGCGCGACGCCTCGGACTCGTCGAGTACATCGAGCGCGGCCCGGACGTCCTCCTCGCTGCCGGTCAGCTCCGCACGCAGCACCGCATTGAAGATCTTGAGCATGCGTTCCAGGGTCGAGGCCATAGAGCTCTCCTTCCGTGGTCCGGTGGTCCTGGGGTGGAGTGTACCCTCGGGCGTACAACTACACACATCGGGGTATGAGCGTTTGTACGTCCCTTGACAAGGAGGAAGCGATGCCCCTGCGTTATCTCACGGTCCGGGAAGCTGCGGCCCGGCTGCGCGTGCACGACCGTACGGTCCGCGCGATGCTGCGCGACGGACGGCTGACCCGCTACACGATCCAGACCGAGCGTTCTCACCGTGTCCGACTGGACGAAGCCGAAGTAGAGGGACTGGTCACTCCGCAGAAGACCGGAGCGCAGGCATGAGGGAGTACCACGTCCGGCTCACTGTCCGGACGAACAACCGGCCCGACGAAGCCGGGCGCGGCGAGCCGTACTACGACGACCAGGAGATGGCCGGACAGATTCGGACCTGGTTCGACGACGCCCTGTTCGACCGGGACGACGCACCTCAGATCATCTGGTCGGAAACCGTGCTGCGGGGGACGACGGACAACCACAATCACCAGTTCACGCTGCCCGCCCGGGACGAGGACACCTGCATCGCGTTCCCGGGCTGCACAGTGACCTGGGGCCAGGCGTGGGCGGCCCGCCCATGACCGGCCGCCCGGAACTGACGGACCGAGCATGCCCGACCTGCAAGGCACAGCGAGGCGAACCATGTGTCACCCGTACAGGCAGCGGCCTGCTCCTGGGGCACGGACACTCCCGTCGGGTCGACGTCATGAACCGGCGCCGGGCGGACTGGCAGTTCGAGCAGGAGGCCCGCACGTGACCGGCCGCATCCCCGCCATCGAGACGCGCGCCTACGGCTGCCGGTTCCGCTCAAGGCTTGAGGCCCGCTGGGCAACTTTTCTGACCGAGGCGGGGTTCGGCTGGGAGTACGAGCCGGAGGGCGTGCACACGTCCACGGGCGGCTACCTGTGCGACTTCCGCGTGACGGGTCCGAACGGAGTCCAGGTCTGGCTCGAGGTGAAGCCTCCGGTCGACACGGTGGACGACCCGCGCTGGTTGGAGCTGGCGCGAAGTAGTGGTCTCATGCTCTTCACCGTCAGGGGCATGCACCGGCGGGGCGACGACTGCGCAGCAGCGCACAACGCACGGGTGTGGATGCCGGACGGGACGGTGGCCGACGTGCACCGGTTGTGGCAGGCGCCCGAGTACGCGGCGGCCTGGGACGCGGCGAGTTCGGCACGGTTCGACGGCACGGATCCGGCGGGACGCCGACCGAGGCGGAAGAGGGGGCTGCGATGACCGATCCGGGCGGACACCAGGCCGGACTGCACGACTAGACCAAGGAGCACCGAACCGTGACCACTGTGGACGAACCGGGGACCGCTGCGCCCCCGGACCTGATGCCCGGCCATCAGCGTGAGCTGGAGGAGAGCTGCATCAGCGACGCCGTGCGCGACGCCCGGCGCTACGAGACCCTGCACGACACCGAGGAGACCCGCGCCCGGCTCAAAGCGCTACGGGTGCCGCGATGGGCCTGGCGGGACGCGATGGCGTTCCCGGCGCTGCTGCTGCCGATGTACCGGGTGACCGGCGAGGAGATCGGGGTTCAGTTCAAGCCTGCGATCCCGCAGGAGGCTCCGGGCGGCAAGCGCCAGAAGTACGCCTCCCAGTCCGGCGTGCCGAATCACCTGGACGTGCCGCCGTCGGTGGCGGACATGGTGCGGGATCCGACGTCGCCCCTGTGGGTGACGGAGGGCATCAAGAAGGCGGACTGCCTGGCCAGCTTCGGCAAGCCGGTCATCACGCTGACCGGAGTGTTCAACTGGCGCAGCAAGCACGGGACCCTGGGCGACTGGGAGGACATCCCCCTCGCGGGCCGGAGCGTCGTCGTCTGCTTCGATTCCGACGCGCGGGAAAAGCGCAACGTACTGCTGGCGATGCAGCGCTTCGGCAAGTGGCTGGAGAGCAAGGGCGCCCGCGTGCTGTACCTGATCGTTCCGGCGAGCGTGGAGCGCGAGGACGGCTCCAGCGTGCCGGTGAAGGGCGTGGACGACTACCTGCGCGCAGGCGGCACGATGGAGGGCCTGCGGGACGCCTGCGCCGCCCAGTTGCCCACGGACGGCGCCCGGGACGCTGCCTTCAGCGATGCGGTGCTGACGGACACGGTCTGTTCCGAGGAACTCGACGGCCGCTACCGGTGGGCCCGGGGACTGGGATGGATGCAATGGACCGGCAAGGTCTGGGAGGAGGCGAGCGACGCGGCGATCACCGAGGCGGTGAGGCTGTGGGCCCTGGAGCAGTTCAACGCCGTTCTGGAGGAGCAGCGCCGGGACGCCAACCGCGACCTGCGTTCACAGATCGACGGATGGCGCTCCGTGCTGAGTGCGAGCAAGCTGGGCAATCTCGTACGGCTCAGCCGGGGTGTGCTGGAGTGCTCGGCGGGCGACTTCGATGCGGATGCGGATCTGCTCAACTGCCCCAACGGCATCGTCGATCTGCGTACGGGGGTGGTGAGGCCGCACGATCCGGACGCGCTGATGACGAAGATGGCCGGGGCGGAGTTCGTCAAGGATGCCCGTCACGAGGACTGGGACAAGGCGCTGACGGCCCTTCCGCCGGACGTCGTCGACTGGTTCCAGCTCCGGGCCGGACAGGCGCTGACGGGCCATATGACGCCGGACGATCTGATCGTGATCTGTCAGGGCGGAGGCGCCAACGGCAAGTCGACGATCTCCGATGCCCTGGCTATCGTGACCGGCCGCCGGAGCGGTTACTACGTGCTGGTGAGCGACCGGGTGATCCTCGGTTCGGCGAGCGACAACCACCCCACGGAGATCATGGACTTCATGGGGGCGCGGTACGCGGTGCTCGAAGAAACGCCCGAGGCCCGGCGCCTGGATACCAACCGCGTGAAGAAACTCGCGGGGACGTCGGAGATCACCGGCCGCCGCATCCGGCAGGATCCGGTGACCTTCGAGGCGTCGCACTCCCTGTTCATCAACACGAACTACAAGCCGATCGTCGACGAGACGGACCACGGCACCTGGAGGCGCCTGGCCCTGCTGCGCTGGCCGTACACCTTCCGCAAGCCGGGGGAGGCCGTCCAGGGCGACAGTGACCGCCTCGGCGACCCCACGCTGCGCGAGCGCATCAAGCAGAGTCCGCAGGCGCTCGAAGCGGCCCTGGCGTGGATGGCGGCCGGGGCACGGCGCTGGTACGAGATGGAGAAGATCATGCCGCCGATCCCCGAGCGGGTGGAGGCGGACACCCTCGCGTGGCGCAAGGAGAGCGACCTGATTCTGGCGTTCATCGACGAGCACCTGACAGCCGACCTGGACGCCTGCATCGCCGGTTCGGAACTACGGAGCGTGTTCAACACCTGGGTCAAGGAGAAGGGTGCGAGGGAGTGGGGGGACAAGACGTTCCTGGCCCGGTTCGGCGGTCACGACTGGTGCTCACGGCACTCGGTGGAGTACCGGCCGGTGTTCAATCCGAAGCGGCTGTCGACGCCGACGGGCACAGGGCCGAAAAAGGGCACGGTACGCGCGTGGCTCGGAGTGGCCTGGAAGGGCGAAACGGGCGGAACAGGCCTTTCGGGCGAAACAGACAATGACCCGTTCAGAGGGGGTCCAGACAAGATCGATTACACGTATTACACGTCTGGCAATGACGGAAATTCTGCCCCTCGCATAGGGCTTAATGGCGCACGTGTAATACGTGTAATGGAGAACAGTTGTACACCGAAAGAAGGATCTTCAGAAACGGACATTTCGTACCCTGAGGATCCGTTCGCCGGGCCGTCCGCAGCCGCCCCCGAGGCGCCGTGCCCGGCGTTGGAGGCCCCCGCCCTCCAGGGCGTCGTGGCGTTCGACATTGAGACTCCGAGCGCCAAGCAACTGTTTACGTTCCGTAGTCGGCCGGAGGCCCCGTACGCCCGGCTCGGCGGACTGCGCGACGAGACCGGAGAGGAGATCATCACTACCGATCCGCAGGAGCTGATCAATGCTCTGAACCGGGCGGAGGCGTTCACCGCGCACAACGGCTTCCGGTTCGACCTGATGGCCCTTGCGTGGCACCACGGCGCCGACTACGACGCCCTTGCGCGCAAGTGCTGGGACACGTACGTGGACGCGACCGTGATCGATCCCCCGGGCAGCAAGGGGCAGAAGCCCTGGGCGACGGAGGGGTACTACGGGCTCGACCAACTGGCCGGACGGCTGGGGCTGGAGGGCAAGACGGACAAGCTGCCCGAGCTGGCACGTGAGCATGCCTCGCCGGGACTAATCGGCAAGGCGGCCGAAGAGGACGGCTACGGGCGCATCCCCGTGACCGACGAGCGGTACCGCTCGTACCTGTCCGGCGACCTGAGCGCGCAGGCCGGTGTGCACCGGCGGCTGACCGCCACCCAGGACCAGATGGACTACCGGCGCCGGGAACAGCGCGTCGCGTACATCCAGAACCGGATGACCCTGTCCGGCTGGAAGGTGGACGTCCCCCTGCTGACCCGTCTCGTGGCTGAGGAGAAGGAGAAGGTGGCCGAGTCCCTCGCCTGGCTGCACGACAACGCAGGCGTTCCTCTGACGGAGACGAAGAGCCGTGGCCGGGGCAAGGCCAAGGAGTATTACGAGGAGGTCCGTAAGAGCCCCCTGGGCAGCGCGGCGGGCAAGGAGGCCCTGGAGCGTGCCTTTGCCGAGCGGGGGCTGCCCTACACCCTGCGTACGGCGTCGGGGGTGCTGGCCCTGAACAAGGACGCCATGGGCCCGGGAAGCTACATGGTCGGCAAGGGGGCCGCCGGGCGGTCCCTGCCGGGGCTGCTGAACCCGGCACGCCGGGAGCACACCCCCGACGCCGACTGGGACGCGATTGGGGAGCTGGCCGAACACATCGTTCTGGTGACCACCGCCGTGCAGAAGTACGCGGAGATCAACGATCACCTGATCGGCGACCGGGTGCACGCGCACGTCGGCGAGACGCAGGGGAGCCGCCGCTGGGCGATGATCAAACCCAGCGTGACCAACATGGGCAAGCGGGGCGGCAAGGTCGCCCAGCGTGCCCCCATGATCGCCGATGACGGCTGCGTACTGCTCGCGTTCGACTTCGATCAGGTCGACATGCGTGCCTTCGCCGGACACTGCGCCGACCCGGCGTACGTGGGCATGTTCGTGCGTGGCGAGGACCCCCACTCGATGATCGCCGACATGGTGTTCGGCCGTCATGACGGCGAGTGGCGCGAGCGGGCCAAGGCCTCGGGTCACGGCTGGAACTACGGCCTGAGCGTGAACGGTCTGGTCAACTCCGGCGTCGAGCGGGAGCTGGCCGAACGGTTCGACGCCGGTATGAACGAGGGCTACCCCGTGCTGTGCGGATGGCGCAGCGACGTCCGTTCCCGGGCGGAGGACGGACAGTTGCTGGACAACGGTTTCGGCGCCCTGATGCGGTGCGATCCCCGCCGGGCGTACACGCAGGCTCCGGCCCTGATGGGTCAGGGCACGGCCCGGGACATTATGTGCGAGGGGCTGCTCAGGCTGCCGGACGAGTACGTCAGGTGGCTGCGGGGCGTGGTGCACGACGAGGTGATCCTGAACGTGCCTGAGGACCGTGTGGAGGAGGCCATCGCCACCGTGACGGCCGCCCTGACGATGGACCTGGCGGAGGTGACCGGTGGACGGCTGACGAGCGTGCCGATCACGACCGGCGCGTCCAAGCCGGGACACAACTGGGCCCAGTGCTACTCCAAGGATTGATCTAGCCCATGCCGGGTATGGTCTAGCGTGCGAGGCTTGGCCTGGCCGGGCGAGGCAAGGCGGGGCGGGGCAAGGCAGGGGATCAAGGCGGGTGGACGGCATACACCGGGGTTCGGGTCCCCGGCACCCATGCGAGGCGAGGCGAGGCGCGGCGTGGCTTGGCAAGGCGTGGCCCGGCGAGGCAGGGGATCAAGGCGGGTGAACGGCATACACCGGGGTTCAAGTCCCCGGCACCTACGCAGGGCGGGGCGAGGCATGGCAGGGCAGGGCGGGGCGAGGCAAGGGATCAAGGCGGGTGGAGGGCATACACCGGGGTTCGAGTCTCCGGCACCTACGCAGGGCGGGGCGCGGCATGGCAGGGCGCGGCAAGGCGCGGCAAGGCGAGGGATCAAGGAGAAGACGACCATGGATTTCAGGATCACGCTGACGGGGACGGAGGGCCTGCTGATGCACAACTCCCGGCTCTCCAACCCGCTCGATCCCATGACACGGGAGCTGAAGAAACTGACCGGCAAGCGCACCAAGACCGATGAGGATCACGAGGCGGTCGCCCGTGCGGAGTTCCTCGGGGGCCTGTACCACGACGACGTGATCGGTCCGTACCTCCCGGCGGACAACCTGTGGCGCTGCCTGTACGACGCAGCCAAGAAGATCAAGCGGGGCCCCGGCATCAAGGAGGGCCTTCTGATCAGCACGCTGGTGAACCCGCTCCAGTACCCCGGACCCCGGGAAGCGGCTGGGCTCTGGGAGGACGAGAACTTCCGGCACTTCGCTTCCGTCAAGGTCGGCACTCAGCGGGTCATCCGGTGCCGCCCGTTCTTCCGCACCTGGAGCACAGAGGCTGACGGGTCTCTCGACACCGCTCTCCTGAACCTGGAGGAGCTGCGGCAGATCGCCGGAATCGCCGGGCATCAGATCGGGCTGGGCGACTGGCGGCCCAAGTACGGCCGCTTCACGATGGAGGTGAAGCAGGTATGAGCCCGTTCGAACCGGCTGGGGACGTCCCTCGCTGGAGGACGCTGTACGCCGTTCTCAAGCCTCTCAAGGCCGGGGACGTGGTGACGTACGAGACGCTGTGCGCGGCTCTGGAAGTGCCGGAGGAGGCCCGGCACGTGGTGCAGGGAGCCATCCGCCGGGCGGCCCGGGAGTTCGAGGTTCAGGACCGGCACGCCCTGGAGCCTGTGCCCAACGTCGGATACCGGGTGGTGCAGGCGGAGGAGCACCTGACGCTGGCCCGCAAGCACCAGCGCAAGGCGGGCAGGTCGCTGGCCCGGGGTCACTCCAAGACGGTGAACGTCGATCTCTCCGGCGTCGATCCGGAAACGCGCAAGGCGTTCGGCGTCGTGGCTCAGGCGTTCGCGGCTCAGATGGACTTCAACCGGCGCCTGGACGTCCGGCAGAAGAACCTGGAGGCCCAGCTGGGCCTGGTGTCGAAGAGGACCGACCGGTCCGAATCGGAGATCGCGGAGCTTAAGGCGAGGCTGGCCCGGCTGGAGAACCGTGAACCCGACCCCGGGTTGAACGAGACTGAATGACCACGGAAGGGTGATCATGAACGACGACCCGTGCCCCCTGTGCGGATCGGAGATGGTGAAGGCTCCGTTCACCGCAGACATCATCTTCTCGCATCTGTCCCGGTACCCCGACGCCGGGGCGACCGTCTGTCTCGCAAGCGGTATGAGCCTGCGCGACGCGGAGAACCTCGCCGAGAGCCTGCGTAAGGCGGCTCACCCGTGAGCGGGATCGTCAAGAAGATCCTCCGGGCGGCCATCGCTCAGCCGTGGGACTACATGGGTGATGGGGCCCCGAACGAATGGGAGTTCCGGGTCAGTCCGGACGAAGAGTACATAGCGGTCTACGGTCCTCCTCACGGCACGTGGGTGATCATGAATCCCCGTTCGGGCGGGGTGGTCGCCGAAGTGGACAACATGCCGGAGATGAACGCCCATACGGCCGACTGGAGCCGTTACGTCGAGGAGCTGGACGGTCCGTGACCGGACCGGCGCGGCGTGCCCCGGATCTATCCTTGCCCGGACGGCGCGTCAAGCAGAGGAGAGAACCGTGACCACGGAGTACGTCGAGACACGCATGATCCCCCTGGCACAGCTCACCCCCTTTCCGGGCAACGCCCGGCGGGGCGATCCGAAGGTGCTGGCGGAGTCCCTGGACGAGAATGGTCAGTACCGCAGCCTGATCGTGCGCCGGGAGCCGGAGAGCGGGGATCTGATCGTCCTGTGCGGTAACAACACCCTGGAGGCACTGGAGGCCCGTGGAGACGAAACGGCCCGGTGCGAGGTCCACGAGTGCGACGACAGGACGGCCCTGCGCATCAACCTGATCGACAACAAGTCCAACGACAGGGCCACCTACGACGACCAGGCGCGCGCCCGGCTGCTGGCACTGCTGGACGGCGAGTTGTACGGCACGGGCTACGACGAGGAGGAAGTCGATTCGATCATCGCCCGGTTCGAGGAGTCCGGGTTCGATGGTCTGGCGGATGACCCTGTGACGCTCGTTGACGATGCCATGGATGGCGGCTACACCGAGCCGGGTGATGTACCCGTGCCGGAGCTGGTCCGGGACGTGGTTACTCAGCCGGGTGATGTATGGATCCTGGGGAGTCACCGGATGATGTGCGGGGACGCCCGTAACCCGGACGATGTACACACCCTGCTGGCGGGTGATCAAATCCACCTTGCATTCACATCTCCGCCGTACGCATCCCAGCGGGATTACGACGTCACCACGGAATTCCGCCCGGTGCCACCGGACGAGTACGTGGCATGGTTCGAGCCCGTGGCCCGCAGCGTGGCAGATCACCTGACGGAGGACGGGTCATGGTTCGTCAATATCAAGGCGTCGGCCGACGGCCTGGACACCCATCTGTATGTCCATGATCTTGTGATCGCGCACGCCCGTATGTGGGGATGGCACTACGCCACCGAGCTGTGCTGGCGTCGGATCGGTGTTCCGAAGAGCGTGACCATGCGGTTCAAGAACCAGTTCGAACCGGTCTATCAGTTCACCCGGGGCCGGTGGAAGATGCGCCCCGACCGGGTGCGCCACGTGTCGGCGAATGTCCCGGTCCCTGGCGGCCCGGGTGTCGGCGACACGGGGTGGAAGAACCAGCAGGGGGCGCCGGGGTCGGTGCAGTTCGGACACGACAATGAGACATCCCCGGGGCTCGCATATCCGGGAAACATGCTGCCCACGTTCTCGGGCGATCACCAGGCGACCGGGCATACGGCCGCGTTCCCGGTCGGTCTCCCTCAGTGGTTCATCCGGGTGTACTCCGATCCGGGGGACACGGTCTACGATCCGTTCGGCGGATCAGGTTCCACGCTGATGGCGTGTGAGCGGGAGGGTCGCCAGGGCCGGGCCATGGAGATCAGCCCTCGATACTGCGACATAGCAGCCCTGCGGTTCCAGGAGGCCACAGGCACAATTCCCTTGCGCAACGGGGTGCCATGCCCCCTGGACGCAGTGGCCGGATGACGGGTTGTCTGTACGGCCCCGTAGGTACCGCACCGCATGCCCGGCCGTGGCCGACGGCATCACAGATTTTCGGATCGTAGGAGGACCCCTCGCATGACCCGCCGTTTCCCCTACTGGCTGATCGCCCTGCTGATGGTGATCGGGGTGGGTTTCGCCGCGCCGTCGGCCACGGCCGCCACCGCACCATGGAAGCCCCGCCCCGCCGTCGTCACGGTTACGGCCGGACCATCCGCCCTGCCCGACGGACGTACATCCCTGACCATCGCCGGTCTCGATCTGCACGACGCGCAGCTCTACCAGTCCGGCGGCCTGTACTACATGGTCGGAACGATGTACGGATGCGGCTATGAGTGGTACATCGCGGGTACACCGTGGTGCGGCTTCGGAGTGAGCACCGCCGCGAGCCTCGCCGGGCCGTGGACGACACCTCAACTGTTGTTCTCGCCATCGTCGGTCGACCCGTCCACGGGCTACACCTGGCAGCAGATATGCGGCACTCAGACCGGACAGGGATGTTTCAATCCCCGGTTCGTCCAGCGCACCGGATGGGGCTATGACGACGGAGTGTGGATCCTGTGGTTCAACGCTCCCCGTCAGTACAGCCTGGGGGCTGCTCACGCCTACAACGTCATGGGGTGCAACGGTCCGGCCGGGCCGTGCGGACCGACGGCCGGAGCTCCCTCGGGCAGCTACAACAAGCCGTCCCTCGACCTGTGCGCCGGAGCCAACGGCGACTTCGGAATGATCTCTTCGGGGCAGGGCGGCCGTCCCGCCGTCGTTTGCACCAAGGCCGGAGCCGCGTCGCTGGCTCTCCAGGAGCTCAACTGGTCCGGGTCCGGAGGCAGCGCCGGAGTCGGCGTGTCCGCCGTCGCCGGACTGACGAAGGTCGAGGGTCCGGGCGGCTGGTGGGACGCGGAGGCCGGACGCTACGTGCTCACGTTCAGCGATCCGGGCTGCGGCTACTGTGCCGGATCCCCCGCCGGATACGCGACGGCGCCCTCCATGCTCACCGGCTGGAGCTACCCGGCGAACGTCGGCTGGGGCTACCCGGCGAACGGACGCCGTCTGTTCAGCCCCAACTCCTGCGGAGGTCAGGTACGTACCGTCTCGGTGCTGGACGGCAAGCCCTGGCAGGTTCTCGACCTGTGGCTGGGCACCCGCAACGAGACGGCCGCCAAGACACTCCTCGTTCCCCTCGCCTACACCGAGACCCCGGGCACGGCCGGAGACGGCAACGTCTGGCGGCCCCCGCTCACCCTGGAGTGCTGACCATGATCGGGAGCCTGCTGTACATCGTCGGTCCTCCTGGGGTCGGCAAGTCCACCGCCACCCGCGAGCTCACCGCGCGCTGGGACAAAGAGGTGCACCGCACGGTTCCCGTGCCTCACGTGCGGATGCTGCACCCGGTCACAGGTCGCATGGCCGGAGTGGAGCTCGGGGTCCCCCGGGAGACCTTCTCCGGTACCGATGCCCTAGCTATGGACATCTCGCCCCGGGCCATTACATGGCTCGGCACCCTGTCCGTTCCTTTCGCTCTCGGAGAGGGCTCACGGCTGGCTACGCGTCCGTTCCTAGGGCACCTGGCGCAAGGGGGCGCGGCGGTCACGCTCGTCCGCCTGACAGCCGATGAGGAGCTTCTGACCCAGCGCTGGAAGGAACGCGGAGCCAAACAGAACCCGAGCTGGCGCAAGGGCGCCGGTACCCGGGCCGACCGGATTGCCGACTGGTTCCTCACCCAGACTTCGGAGCACCGGCCCGGCTTCCGTATGTACCTCGATCTTGACGTGACGGAGATGACCCCGGCCGACATCGCGGACCGCATCCGCGAGGCTTTCCCTCTCGTGGGGCTGGGAGACTGAGGCATGATCAAGGAGTGCACCTGGTGCGGAGCTCGGCTCAGCTGGCGCTCACGGCTCCGCCCGTTCTGTAGGCACTGCCGGGTGTGCTGCACCCGTGCGCACCACGAAGCCGGGATCTACCTCCAGTCGGGCGGTCCGCCGTTCCCGCAGGGGAGCCGGAGAGGACAGAGCGAATGATCAGCATCCGGGTGCGCACCGCGATGACCAGGTGCGGAAGCGAAGCGGAGGAGGTCCAGAAGGCTATCGATTACCGTGAACGGACCAAGGGAGTGATCCGTTAACACCGAGGGGAGTTAAGATCATGAGCAGCCCGTATCACAATGGTGATCATGCTGTGGTCGAGGCCCGACGGTGGAAGGCGGTCACTCTCGCCAACCGGGGTCTCACGCACAAGATGATCGCCGTCGAAATGCAGGACGAGTACAGGCGCCACAACCCCAACCTCAATCTCATTCAGATTGAAGCGCAGGTGGGCATGGACATCCACCGCGCGCTCAAGGAGTACCGCAAGCGAGCGGACCAGGCGATTGAGGAGAAGCTGACCGCAGCTTCGCTGCGCCTCAATGACATTCGCCGTCAGCTCTATGGTGTGATCACCCGTACGCACTACGTGCTGTACCAGGGTGAGATCGTCCAGGACGGGGCGGGCAACCCCCTGCGGGACGAGGCTCCCGTACTCGCCGCGCTGGCGCAGCTGCGCGCGCTGGAGGAACAGCAGGCCCGGCTGGAGGGGACCAACGCCCGGGAGAAGATCGACATTGCGCTGGAGCGCCGGGTCGACGAAGAGTCGGTGGACGTGGTGGAGGCGATTCTGGCGGGGTTCGCGGCCGTGCCCGAACTCGAACCGGCCGTCCGTCAGCGGGTGCTGGAGGCCGCCGGAGCCCACCTGCGCGTCATCGAGGGCGAAGTCATCAGCGATACCGAGGGCCCGGAGGACGCGTAGTTATACGGTCCGGCCTGTGTGGCCCGGCGATGGGGTACCCGGTCTGCCGGAGGTGATCCCCGTGGATCTGTGGACACTACTAATGATCATTCTCGTGGTGCTTCTGATCGTCTTCCTGCTGCGCCGGGTCTGACGAGCCGGTTTGGACCCGGGCCGATTTAGGTAAACCCTAGGTAGAGGCTCCGGCCCGGCGGTGGTGGCTCCCTCCGGTACGCAGGAGCCCCAGGCGCCCTCCGGAAGGGGCGACGGTCACGGACCGTCCGGGGACCGGAGGGCGCCTCTCCATTGCCGAGACCAAGGAACCCCGACCATGACCCGTGAACCCATTCGGCTCCCTGCCGACGTCGACCCGCTCTCGCCCCGGGAGCACGCGTACCTCTGGTACATCTGTCAGGGCTACGTACCCCGGGAAGCGTTCAGGCTCATGGGCTCCGGCTCGTCGCCGTCGGTCAATACCCGCGTGTGTGAGAAGCTGCGCGCCCGGCGCATGGAGCAGGCCATCTACATCGCATGCCAGCTTGATCTGATCGGCCCGTACCTGGAGTGCGGAACGCAAGCCGGGTACCGCGCGCACCACGGCCGCCACGAGGAAGCATGCGCTGCGTGCCGTAAGTGGCACACCGGGTTCATGGAGCGGACCGGAAAGGTGGCATCCCGTCCGGAACCGCTGACCGAGGCCGAACTGAGGCTGCTCAAGTCGTTCGACTCGGGGCGCACCTTCAAGCAGACCCTGGACAAGTGGGGGTGCTCGCGCCGGGTCCTCGATGACGTGCGCACGTCCCTCTATCGCAAACTCGACGTCGCCCACTTGCATCAGAACACGAAACTCCGTGCGGCCGTGGAGGAGGGACGGCGACGCGGGCTGCTGCGCCCGGTACCCCCGTTCAAGCCTGCGAAGCGTCCCCGGCGGTGGGGGACCACCGACCTCACCGAGCTGGAACATCGCACGCTGGCGGCCGTCGCCGACGGCACATCGCTGGCCGAAGCGGGCCGCACCCTGGGTAAGAACGGCACCCCCATCCCGGGGTCGTCTGTGTCGTCCAGGCTCATGATCGTCTATCGCAAGCTGGACGTCCTGCACCACGCTCACGGGGAGCGCCGGAAGGCAGCCGTCGAGGAGGCGAGGCGACGAGGCTACCTGTTGTAGTTCTGGCCAGAACTTGGTGATCCGGGATTGGACTATTACGGTGCTGGGCCGGAGGTGGTCATATGGCCGCGCACAGGAAACCCAAGACCAAGGCACGAGCCGCGCTCGTAGCCGCCGTGGGGGTGAGCACCGCTGCCACCGCCCTCACCGTAGGAGGTGGCAGCCCAGCATCGGCCGCGACGGTCCAGACCTGGGACAAGGTGGCGGACTGCGAGTCCAGCGGCAACTGGACGATCAACACCGGGAATGGATACTACGGGGGGCTTCAGTTCAGCCCGTCGACCTGGGCAGCGTACGGCGGGACCCGGTACGCCCCTCGGGCGGACCTGGCGACCAAGGCACAGCAGATCACCGTGGCGGAGAAGGTGCTCGCATCGCAGGGTCCGGGAGCGTGGCCGGTGTGCGGCCCCCGGGCGGGACTCAGCCGGGACAGTCCGGCTCCCCAGTTCCAGTCGGCTCCTCGCCAGAACGGGAATCTGACCCAGTCCCGGGCAGCGACGGCGGTGGCGTACGCGATAAGCAAGATCAGTGCGGCCCCGTACCTGTGGGGCGGGAACGGGCCGACGCGGTTCGACTGCTCGGGCCTGACGTCCCAGGCATGGCTCCATGCCGGAGTGAGGATCCCCCGCACGGCCGTAGCCCAGTTGACGAGCCTGCCCCGGGTCTCCCTGTCCCAGCTCAAGCCGGGAGACCTCGTGATCTACTCGTTCAGCTCCTATGCGGACCACGTGGCCCTGTACGTGGGCTCGGGGCGCACCGTGGACACTGCGAGCCATCACCCTAACGGCGGTGTGGGCTACAGCGAGCTCCAGCGGGCCGGAGGCACGATCGCCGGGGCTGTGCGGCCCTACGGGTCGGCCGACGTCTCCGAGGCCGGGAGCGGACCGTCCACGGCTTCTCCCCGGGGCGAGTCCGTCGCTCCCCGTTCGGCCCCGGCCTCAGGCGAGACGTACACGGTCCGCTCCGGGGACTGGCTGAGTAAGATCGCCCCCCGTTACGGGACCACCTGGCCGCGCATCTTCGCAGTCAACCGGGACCGCGTCGCCGACCCCGATCTGATATTTCCGGGTCAGGTGCTGAGGATTCCCGGTATCGAGGGCACCCGCATGTAACCTGGTCCCGCTTCGCCCACTCATAGAGGTTCCCGGATGGCCGTCCGGGAGCCTCGCCCTGTTCCCCGGGGCATACTCTCCGCATGAGTGATCGCGCAGTGCGCCGACGGAGGGCGGCCGACCGTCTCATCACGCACGCGCGCACACTCACGGAGCCTCGCTGGACCCCCCTGCCGCACCAGGTGCCTCCTCCCGGCGGCTGGTACGGGTGGTTGCTGCTCGCAGGTCGAGGTGCGGGCAAGACCGATGCCTGCGCCCGGTACGTGCACGACCACGTCTACGGGCCCCCCTGCATGCCCGGTCCCGTGCCGCACTGGATCGGGATCATCGCGCCCACCCTGGGTGACGCGGCGACGTCCTGCTTCAGCGGGCCGTCAGGCCTGAGCGCACACTCCCCCGGGGCCCGGATGGTCAACTCCACGGGCGGCACGATCGTCAAGTGGCCCAACGGCTCCGTAGCCAAACTCTTCGGCGCCAACACCCAAGAGGACACCCAGCGTTTGCGTTCGGGCGGTAACAGGTGCGCGGCAGAAGGGACCCTGGTCCGTACGGCGGACGGTGAGCGCCCCATTGAGACCATCCGGCCCGGGGACTGGGTCTGGACGCGCAACGGGCTGCGCAGGGTACTCAAGGTCTGGGACAACGGGATCAAGGATGTCCGCCGGTACGACCACGCAGCTGGGTCCACATGGCTCACGCCGGACCACAAAGTGGCCACGGATCAGGGCTGGACGGAGGCGTCTCTCGTTCCGTCAACGGGTACTGTGTTTACGTGGCCAACTACATCGAGTACGACGGGGTCCGCTGGTACCCGAGCAAGCGAGACCCGTACTACCGCAACAGCAGACGCGGACTGCTGCACCGGTGGATTTGGATCAAAGAGGTCGGGCCGATCCCGGCCGGGATGCACGTGCATCACAAGGACCACGACAAGCGGAACAACCGGGCCGACAACTTCGTGCTGCTGCGCCCCGGTGAGCATTGGCACGAGCATGGCGGGGAGCGCGGCGAGGACTGGCACAGCAAGGGTGGCCGGGCCACCTGGGCCAAGGCTGAGTACAGAGAGTTCACCTGTGGCCGTTGCGGTGAGGGCTTCCAGTCGCGCGCTACCGCCGGAGCACGCTACTGCCCCGGTTGCCGGGAGGCTGCGGCGCCTTCACGGACACGGGAAGAACGGGTGTGCTGCGTGTGCGGCGGGGGGTTCGAGTGCCAGCGTCGGGCGCCGACCCGTACCTGTTCACGCCGGTGCACTTCGGTCGTCGCGTACCAGTCGCGTCGCCCGGGTGTTTGACCTGACGGTTGAACACGATCACGAGTTCTTTGCGGACGGTCTCTTGGTATCCAACTGCCTCGCGTGGCTGGAGGAGATGGCTGCGTGGCGCTATCTCGACGATGCCTGGGCGCAGATGCGTTTCGGTCTGCGAACGGGTCCCCGGCCGCACTGGGTCGCGAGTACGACTCCGAAGCCGCGCCCCCTTATCAAACGTCTCGCCACAGGTGGGTACTCCAACGTCGTCATGTCCCGCGCGTCCATGTACGACAATCCCCACCTCCAGGAAGAGATCCGCAACGCCCTGCTCGAAGAGTACGAGGGTACGGACCTCGGCCGTCAGGAGCTGATGGCGGAGATCCTCGACGAGGACTCCAACGCCCTGTGGACCCGGGCGCACCTGAACGCGTCCCGGCTCCAGGTGTCGGACATGGAACGGATCAAGCTGGCCCGCATCACCGTCGGCGTGGACCCATCCGGCGGAGCCGGAGAACAGGGCATCGTCGTTGTCGGCAAGGCCATGCAAGAGCACCTGCGTACGGTCAACGGCAAGGAGCGCAGCACCCCCCTTGCACACGGCTACGTGCTCGGGGATCGCACCGTCCATCTGAAGCCGGAGGGCTGGGGCCGCGCTGCGGTCGAGGCAGCCGTCGAGTTCGAGGCCGACGATATCGCCGTGGAGGTCAACTTCGGCGGGGACATGGCCATCTCCACCATCCGCTCCGCAGCCGACATGATGGGGATCAACATCCCGATCCGCATGGTGCGTGCAACGCGCGGCAAGGTGGTGCGGGCGCAGCCCGTCAGTGCGCTCACGGCACAGAACCGTTGGCACATGGTCGGCGTACACCAGGAGCTGGAGAGCCAGCTCTGTACCTGGTATCCGGAGCTGGACTGGTCTCCGGACCGCCTGGACGCGATGGTGTGGCCTGCGTGGCACAACAGGATCGTCAAGCTGACCGCGACCGTCACCCAGGGCGGTACCGGCATGGCAGCCATGGCCCGCCAGGTGGGATAACCTAAATCGCATGGAGATGACCCTCACCGGAGCGCTGCTGATCTTCCTCGCCGGGTTCCTTATCAACCGGCACAGGTCCGTCCTGGTTGCGGCCGTCGCCGCGCTGATGCTCGGTGTACTGCTCGCGAACGGCTGGCTGGGCGGTGTGGTGCATACTCTCGGCGGAGTGTTCAACTCCCTCACGTGATCCTCGGAGGACCCCCATGGGGAAGATCTACGGCAGAGAACCGGCGGTCTGGCTTGCGGCGCTCGGTGCGCTGTGGCAGATCCTGTCTGCGTTCGGCCTCAACTTCGATGCACAGCTCCAGTCCATCGTCACCGCCGTCGTGGCAGCCGCGCTCGGTCTGGTCGTCGCCATTCAGGTCGGCGATGGGATCCTCGCAGCTCTCGCAGGCCTCGTGACCGCAGGTGTCTCACTGTTCTCGTACTTCGGACTGGACTGGGACGCCGAACTCCAGGCCAAGGTAGTCGGCGCGATCATGCTGCTCATCGGCGTGTGGGTCCGGGACAAGGTAACGGCGCCTGTCCCCGCCTCGGTGTCCCCGCCCGGCGTTCTCGTCGCCAAGACTCCCGCCCCGTAAGGGGAACCGATCATCCCGGCCGGGCATCCTCCATCACGAGAGTGCCCGGCCATGTACCACCTCCACGTCCGTACGGGACGGGC